TTCGGTCGGGGCATATATCTCGTCGCTATTTCCGGGGATTGAAAAATGGAAATACCTCAAACATGAAAAGGGAGTCAATCCATTCCAACCCGCAATTGACCTGTGGCGCATGGGTCTTGTCCCATCCTTTGACGGAAAAATCTGGAGACTTCACACGGGACCAGATGGAAGGGTTGTTTTTGAAGGAAAAGGATTTTGAACAATGTGGAAGTTAATACCGATATGGATGGACAATCTTATTTGTAGGATATTTGAAGCTGTAGGCTTTAATCCGGTGATTGTGCTTTGCAAACACACCGAACAAGACGTTCGGATTGCCTCTGTATGTTTTTCCGAAAAATCTGCCCAATGGGTGATCGACCACAACCAGGACGAACACAGAAAATACTGGATGACCGTACCCAGATTGACCATTTAACAGAAGGAATATGAACAAATGAACAAAGGTTTTTCAAAACTTGATAACCCAAGCCATGAAGGAAATACCAATACGTGGCTTACTCCCAAAAGCATACTTGACCCATTAGGTTGGTTTGATCTTGACCCATGCGCGGAAAGAGGATGGGAAACGGCAAAAAATTATTACTACGATCAAGGATTAGAAAAGCCCTGGTTTGGTCGCGTATGGCTGAATCCTCCATACGGCAAAAATACGGGCAAGTGGCTGTCAAGACTTCAGGAACATGGAAATGGAATTGCTCTTGTATTTGCTAGAACAGACACAAAATGGTTTCAAGCAATAAAGCCACATGCAATTAGGTTTATAGCCGGAAGAATTGCTTTTCTAAAGCCTGATCATACTGCTTCAACAAACGCTGGCGCACCAAGTTGTCTGATTGCATATGGCCAGAAAAATGTTGCTTCTATAGAAAATATCAATGGCGTAACTTTTCAATTAGCAGAAATTTGCTGAACGGAAGGACATATTGAACGACACCATTAAAAACCCACATCTTGACAGGCTTTCTCAAATTGAGCGGTATTATCGTGAAGAACCCACCCATCCCAAAGACATTCTTTGGATGTTGAACACAATAAGGTATCAGCAAAGCCAACTCAAGAAAGCGGCAAAATACATGAAAGAAGGTAAGCGGATTATGAAAAAGAACACAACAAACAGTGATGTCGATGTCTTTATTGCCAAATGGTCAAAATAGAGAAACTTTATGAACATACTAAGGAGGATACTATGACCAAGGAACATATTTATTATCTGGAGCATGAATGTGATTGTGGGCAGACAATCAAGAAAAGATGTCTTTTTGTCGGCCCAGAAGATGGTCCGGTGATATTCATGCAGGGACTTGGACAACAGGATTTCCAATGTCCTGATTGTAATACCGTATGGTCTTATGGAGATATTGAATACATCAACGCGACAGAAGAATTTGGAACAACTGAAGCATTCGATTAACAGATGAAGGATGAACACGACTTTTTGAACGGGGATTCTATGAAACCAATAAGAGCCGATAAAAGATGGTTCCACCCAAAGAAGACCGATGATCTCAGGAAGGAATGTCTACCCTGGATCGGTAGGGAAGTTACAGTCACAAGCTGGCACAACAATGTAGCAATGACCGACGATTACCCAAATGATGATCTTGTGGGATTCGTCAAGGAATTTGCATGTGACGTGCCTCAAAGCGAATTGCGTCTTCAAAAACCAGAAATTAAATGAACTGGAGGACTTTTTGAACACAAATAATGAAATGTTTTATATTCAATGCACCAGCCAATTAGCCGGTGATTTTATTCTGTGGTGGTGTCCCAAACGCCTGGGCTATACCTATAATCTAAAAGACGCTGGCTTATACCCCAAAGATGAGGCTGAAAGCATTTGCAAATTGAGGGGAGAAGAAAGAGCTTGGCCGAAAGAAGAAGTTGAAAAACGAATATCAACCGCAGTCAATATCGGCCATTTACATATGGATGGAATCAAGCCGGTCTTTGATGAAAAATCCTACAAAAAACCGAAAGTGAAAAAGCACCGGGCCAAACCAAGAAACTGTAACAAGTGTGGGAGGTTTTTCAGCGATCCCGACCCATATCAGGAAACGTGCGAAGATTGTTATGATTATTCATTAAGGTGAAGGATAATGAACATGGACAGATGTATTAAAAAACTGGAAGTTGATCTCTTGGGTAGCATTTTATGCCAAAGATCAGATATTCCAATATAATGAGCCAAAAACAAGGAGGTTTTTTGAAACATGATTTTCCTTGCCGATGGATGTCTGAGGTTTGAGGATTGCGAACCATCTTTTAGGAGTTGCTGGGAATGCAACCCTGCACATAAGCATCTCAAAAAGGTAAATACCATCCACCACTGCATTGCCTGTGGAAGGGACTGGATATTTGACAAGTATCTTGATGAGATTGCAGACCCTGCGGCATGGGACAGCTATTTTAAAGGTCTGGGTCTCAAGTATGGACAATCCACAACCACCATTGACAGAGGGTACAGGATTGCCGTGGTTACACCGTTTGATGCATCTTGTATTGACCCAAACAAAAAAAAGCCGTGACGTTCTGTCACGGCCTTAAGATCATTTAAATCAATGTTTTATCTTTTAAACATCGCTATGCCGTAGGCGTTTGAATCAGCCTGTCCTGACACGTACATGCCTGACAGGATGGCTTTGTTGCACTCCTCACACTTCCAGCATTGGCCTTTGCCCAGCCTCATGCCTGTTGACTGGACACTCACGGACCAGCCTATGAGCAGGTAGGTGGATGTGTTGACAGCGTCATTGCAGACCCAAAATCCCCTGAGGTTGGGCAGGATGTCTCCAGAGGATATGGCAGCCTCAGCGCTTACACCGTCAGTAGTCTTTGAAATGTCTGTATGGCTGGTGTCGCCGTCTGCTATGTCGGTTGTTGCTCCATAGCCGACATTGGTGATTGTGAGCGTATCGGTCACCCTTGTGATGTCAAATGGAGTACCGCTGATGGCATCCATGGCCGTTTCGGTGTCGGTACAAACCTGCTCGCCGGTGTCATCGGCTGAGATATCAACCTCCACAAGGGTAGCGCCAGATACGGTGGGGGCACTGGATCCGTCATCAACGTCATACCACACACCGTACTTGACGGCGTCAAGGGCACTGTAGATGACAAAGTACTTGCCCCCAAGGTTGCCCGAGGCGTCAGCCCGACACTGTACACTACTGATCTCCTGTACCTCAAGGTTGGTGGACCCACGTACAAAACCCGTCTGTTTTGCTGTCTGGTTTTTGTCGTAAATCTCTGCGAATGCAGAGGTTGCAAAAATAAGCGTTGTCAAAATAACTGCAAATGGTCTCATGGTAAAACCCCCTTTAAATTGTTTGTTTAATTTTTGTATTGAAAAATGGAATATCCGTTGTCCGCTGCCTGTCCCTCAACCTTCAAAAGCTTTAATATCGAGGGCTTGCAGTTTTCGCATACAAAGCATTGTCCGGGGGCGAGCCTTATGCCGTCATCTGATACGTCGGTATCCATACCCAAAGCGAGGTATGTTGAGGTGTTTACTGCATCATTGCATACATCAAAACGGTAGATACCACCAAGTACGCTTGCAGACGGTATGGCTGCTGCAGTGGTCGTACCAACAGTTGCGTGGTACGGGGTTACGGACTTGATTTTTGTATTTTCTGCAAACCATGCAGCATTGGCTGCAGGGGCAAGCAATACGGCAAGTCCAACGATCAGTGCGATTTTTGTCTTTTTAAACATTTTTAAATCTCCCATGGTGCAAAAGGTTGTGAAAACAATAATATTTAAAAACCCTGTAGTTTACAACAGGTCATTAAAGTGATAGCAGCAGGCCTATCCATACCCCCAAACCTACTCCAACCACAGTACCACCCACTACAAGCACAGGGTCTTGATACCACTCCAAAGGCTTGCTCCTCAGTCTTTTTATGTAATCATGCGTGATATCAAGCTCTGCCTGACACTCCTGACATTCATACAGCCTGTTTGACAATATCCTGATTGATGCAGGGGCATAACAGCGGCAGTCAATCTGCAGGTCCAGACACTCTTTGGGTCTGATATCCCTGTACTCAAACTCAGCCGTCCCCATTGGTTTTGCGACTGCCGGCAGAGTCAAGGACGTCATTAATATGGTCAACAGGATCCTTGTCAGCATGTTTGTCTCTCATCTCCAGTTTTTTATGCGCGACCCTCTTTTCGTATTCCGCCAGTGCCACAGTTGCCTCAAGACTTTTGGTTTTGGCCTTGAGGTATGCCGTGTAGGTCACAAGGGCCGCAGGAAGTATGGTCTCCAGCAACCCTGCAATTTTCAAGCACAGACGTGCCCAGACTACAGGCTCAGTAATTTTACCCATCAGATCCTTGCTTTTTGGACAGCTGTTTGGGCGATCCCAGTCCAAACCACCCTATGACTGCCGAAATCCACAGCATGGCCCACCTCAAAAATGCCAGTGCCCTGTTGTCACCCTCCCAATCGGTACGAGGGGCAAGCCAAGCCAAAAACTCAGCTACAGCCCTGCACAGACCCATAAACAGGCCCAGGACTGCAGCAAGCCACATGTTGACCTCTGGTATTGCTCCTACAAGCTTTCCAACAAGCAGGACCCAGAATGGGGCATCCTCTGGCGGTGGCGGCAGGGTGCCGGCGTCCTGTGCAAAAAGACTCCCAGCCATCACAATCGTCATCGTCAAAACCGTTAAAAGGTACTTCATATCATCCTCCCTGTTTTTTGTTTTGGTTCAGCATCAGCCAAACCCCTTCAATACCGTATTTTTTATACAGCTGCTGGATGACATACATGTCAGGCAGCCCCGCAAGCTGGTAATGGACCAGCTCTTTAAACCTTCTGTTCCGCCCGTACCACCTCAGCCCCACAGACTCCATTATCGGTCCCAGCTTTTTGTAAAGCTCAGTGGGCTCCCAGGTCCACCTGCCATCGACATACATGACAAGATCGGCAGCCAGCCCGTAATTGTGCATTGACTCACCGGGTTTGGCATTTGTTATGACATTGCCGCCCTTGGTCCTGCCCCTTTTCCACAGCTCCCCCTGCCTGGGCCTGGATCGATATGTTTCAAAAATCCTGACTGGTATTTCAGCCTCATGGGCAATTTTAATGCCCTCAAGCATTTTGGTCTTGAATGGCGGGTATAAAAGGTCCAGGGTGTCCGTTCGATCAAGAATAGCCTGCCAGTGTCCATTTACAATCTGCATAAAAACCTCATGAGTCAGACAGTCTGGCCGGGAGCTCTGACTGCTTTTGGACAACCTCCCACAGCCTGTCTATTGAGCCCTCATGTCTGCCAAGCTTTTGATTGGTCTCATTGACAGCAACCTGCAGTTGGCTGAGGGCTCCATTGGCCTGGGCCTTCTGACTTGCGAGTACTGCCGAGTTTATGCGTACATCCTCCATTTTGGACTCCAGACCGTCCAGACGCCTGTCTGTACGTCTGGCCCAGTATCTCATCCAAAACATCGATCCAAACACTCCAGCAGCTCCAGAGACGGCGCTAATCACTGCCTGTATTGTGGTATCTGTCATCCTTAGACCTTTCCAGTACGCGTGAGGCAACAAAAAGCCATTCGGCCAGCACACATTCCTCCTGACTGGAGCATCTGACATATGTGGCGTGCCTGTATGGGTGGTCAATCAGCATTTTGGTGACTGGGCCCATGTCCCCGTCACTGTAGAGATGATAAAGGTATGTGTACCATGGGCTTTCGGGCTCCCTGCTGTAATGCTCCTCCAGCCTGTCAAACATGGTGCCGGATATGCCTGTCAGCCTGGCCCCCTGTCTGGGCACCGCATCCATGTCTCCAATTGTCGCGGCAGCTTCTCCCTGCAGCCATATCATCATGGATTGAATATGGGCTTCATAGTCATCCAGACCACCCGGCCAGTAAGAGGGCCATAGTCGGTTGGCTGAGTTTTGGCCACCAAGGGCATAAATCAGCTCATAGAGGAGCCCAATCACGTTGGGGGTATAAATCACCCTCCCATCACCAATGGGCTGTCCCATGACCCAGTTGAGGGCCCTGCCGTAGTCTGCATGCAGCTGGAGGATGTCCAGCCTTTTGTTTACCCAGCAGTATGGCAGCAATCCAGCACTGCCCATGTCCCTTGACCACGTGGTGGAGCTGCCTGTGTCCCCCTCCTCAGACCAGCATCTGCCCTGGTACTCACCATCCTCATACAGTGGACGCCTGCCGAAGCGTCCAGGCTCGTCATCAAAGGAGGCAGCAAAAATATCAACACCATCTATACCCAATGCCGACCCGTACTTGCCTGCCCATATCATCCCGTCACAGTCATCCCCTGCCAGCCATCCGGTCTGTGAGTCCCTCAACTCAAGGGCTCTTTTGGTCTTTTGCTCATACATGTCCCAGAGCGTGTCAGTATCAGTGGGCTCTACAGACTCCTTTTGATCAATTACACCACATGATGCAATGATTAATGAAATCATCAGAAAAACAAGTCTCATGCCCCCTCCTCCCTCACATGACGGCTGGATGCAATCATGTCTCCGAGTTGATCAGGTGTGATCTTGTCAAACCTATCCGGCCAGTCCACATCAGGCAGTATCATTAGTTTTTTTACCGCTTCGGCAAGCTCAACACACATCACGGCCTTACGTGATGCCCAAAGGTTTCGCTTGATGATTTTTTTAAAACGCCTGAAGGGATACGCCATCAGACCAAAGGCAAGCGCTCCCACATCGTACCATCTGCCCAGATAGTGGTTTAGCGTCTGTCTGTAAATTTCCCTTTTTTGGTCATGCCCCATTGGGCCTATATACTCCAAACGCCTTACAATGACCTGATCCTTTAGCCATTTTTGGTAATACTCAATCTTGACCCAGGGAAATGTGCCATGAATGACAATGTCATGCTCATCAAAATAAAGGGCAAAATGACTGGCATCCTCTCCAATGACATACCTGATAAATCTTGCCATGGGTTTTGGCGTGGTTGTCAGTAAAAACTGCATGGCCCACCTCAACAGTTTTTTTTCGCAAATGTAAGCATGTCTATGCCACACTTGACGCCAGTAGTATCGTCATTTAACTGAAACTTTATTTTCCAGGAATTGTATATCAGCTTGCCTACAACATCAGAGCATTGACACACGGACTCCGCACCATCATACCCGCGCCCAAATATCATATTGCCAAATCTGAACAGAGTGACATCCACAGTGTAAAGGTCATAGCCTCCATCCTGATCCATGTTTCGGGTTAACACGTTGTCCCACTTGGCGTAGTCAAACCAGCCTTGGTTGCCTACACTGGGTACCGGTACACACTTGAGTATGTCCGTATTGGTCAATTTGGCCGTCAGGTCAAGACTATATGACCCGGTGTCCTCGGCTACAGGTATGATCTTGTAGTTTGTAATATTGTAGTCTCCAGTTTCCTCAACATGCCCGGTAGTTGCAGGACAGATCAGCCAGGCATCAAGAGAGTCAGCCAGTTTTGCAGACTCCCATATCGCAGTGGCCCCAACAGCATACCAGTGTTGTAAAAGCTGGAAGTACTTGACATCATTTGTGGCATCAAGCTTGAGTATGTCCCCGTCTCCATATGTGCCATTGGTGATATTGTCGGCCCTGCCCGTTGGATACTGGGTGTACCCTGCAGGTACACGGTTTACGGCCATGTACGGCAGGCTCTCAGCCGTCACCGGTATCGGTGTGTTTGTCAGCATTTTTAGATGGTTTATCTGGTCATCATAGTCAGTAAAGTACTGGGCACCGTCACCTATCTGGAGGTCATCGTCATAAATCTTTGCACCAACAACACTGTTGTTGGCCCATCTGAGCCTCTCATTGTCAGTGATTGTGTGCTCCTCAGCAATTGCAAGGTCCTTGCCCGTGCCCAGTCCTGTGATTGCAGCACCACTGATGTTTTTTACCAGACAGGTTGTGTACATGACTAAACCCCTGTGTCTATGTTTGTTTGGTTTATGACTGTGAGCTGTGGCTTGTTAAAGCTGCCTGAGACCACCTTGCACACAATGAGGTCCCCCTTGTCCACAGCCTGAGTCTGCTCAAACTGATTAAAACTCTCATTGCTAAAGGAGATTGTAAAAAGCGGATTGACAAGGTCAGTGGACAGGTAAAAGCCCATCACACCTGTATTGAGGGCTGTGGTCTGCAGGCTGACGGTCCTTATAAAGCCGTCCTCAGGAATTGGGAATGGTGTAAGATCCATCGACTGGCCCTGTCTCTCCATGTATCTGTCTGTAGATGCCAGGGCTCCATATCCGCACTCCCAAAGGTATCTGTCCTGTGTCTCACCCAGGTACCTGAGGTCATCAAACAGGTAAAGCACTGCCTTGGGCTCATTGGTGTATGAGGTGTCAGTCCTAAAGATGAGCCTGTATAAAAAGACATACTCCTGAAAAGGGAACTCACCGGCGACGTCTCTGGCCGTCTCTGACAAAACCAGTGCGGCATTGGTGGAGCCCACCCTGCCTGCAATTGCCACAATCGGCTCATCAATACTGTTTGTGGCAAACACAAACATGTTGCAGTACCCACCATTGGGTACGTTGTCCAAACTAAAAACTCCTGCATCAAGCTTGTTGTACTTTATGGTGTTTGTGCCGTCCCAGATGACTGCATAGTCTGTGGCGTCAATCCTCCTGATGTCGTCAGTGCCCGACACGTAATAGATGGGCACCTTTGCAATCGGGCTGAGTATCTGCTCAAAGGGGTTGGATGGTGATGCTGCATCAGCAATGGAGTGCTTTAAATCCTCATCATGTATTGCTCCATTGCCCAGCCCAAAGGTGGCATGTGAGTCAAGGCTGCCGTCTCCTCCTGATATAAAATCACCAAGCAAAAAATCATTGTAGGGGTCATCGAGCTGGGTAAAAGTGGTCCTATGATGGTACCTGTGCTCACTCCATGACCACTGCAGCCCATGCCTCTCATCCTCCAGCCATATGTGCTTGTTGTTTGTGGCGTCCCAGTAGATAGCAGCCACAAAGGCATGGGTCTCAAAGTCCCAGATGGTCTGGCTGGCTGTGAGTACTCCTGCTGTTGTGTAGTAAAAAAACCAGACGCCCTCAGTGTCAGTGATGACCACGGACTCTGATGACGTTTTTGCAAACCTGTGACCCCTCTGCCAGACATCAAAGCTGGCACCTGTTGGGGCAATTGTAAAGGTCAGTGTCCCATCATTAAAGCTTATGGTGGTATCTGTGTTGGTCTCAAAGCCTGTTGGGTCCTTTAAAAGCTGCCTAAAGTCGATCTCCTCAAGACCCTGCTGGAGTGTCAGGGCCTCATAGTCACTTGCAGACCTGACCGTCCTGTCCAGCATGGGCGTGCCGATACCGTAGTTGAAAAGCCTGTGCCAGCCCTCGTACTTGTCGGTGTAGTCGGCAGTGCCGTCATCGTCCTCTGCATAGTAGAGGCTCCCGGCGTCAAACCAGCCCCACAGCTGGGAGTCATTGAGCCTGTAAAGGATGTCCTTGTCTACAGCCTTGTACTCACCGGCTGGCCAGGTCTCACCCGTGTTGGTGTGCTCAAGGTCTCCACCCGTGGTGTTTTTCAGATACTTGTCAGGGTCAATCTGGCTCAAAACTCCCCCTTTATGACAAGGCCCACAACCGGGTTTTTGGCAGACCCGGAGGTGACCTTGACGGCAAGCTCGTCCCCCTTGTCCACAGCATTGCTGGTTGTGTAGCTCTGTATTTTTGTCCTCTGCGAGGTCAGTGATATGGACAGTATCAGCACAAAGGATGCTCCCGACCTCTCGTACACGCTGACTGTAAAGGTGTTGGCATCCTCATTGGCCACAAAGACCTCAACTATCTCACCATCAACGGGTACAATCCTGCCGGCAAGATTTGACGGTACCGAGTCGTTTAAAAGCCATGCACTTGATACGCTGCCGGACTTGCCCCAGGTAAAGCCGGGGCTGGCAGACTGGTCAATCCTCTCGTCCAGCTCCCTGAGTGCTGGACCCACCTGCTCACTGGTCAGACTGGAGCCCGTTGGGTCAAAGGGTATGCCCTCTGCCTCGGGCATGTGCCACCAGTCCTGCCCACCACCGTGGGCCGGGACTGAGACAAAAAGGAGCACCAGCAGCAGTATTAGTCTTTTAATCACTTGAGCTCCTGCACTATCACGTCATTGGATGCCGTCCCCGCTATCAGGTAAACCCCCACGTCACCCACCGGTATCACCACCACCTGCCTCTTGTAGATGGGCACACCCTTTGTGGATCCGGAGGTTGTCACACCCGTGGGTCCATAGTAGACCACCACGCTGGAGTCATTGTACATGAGAAGCCTCTGGCGTTTGGCGTCCCGGGTACCCCCAACCTTGGCCTCAACCTGTGTGGTACCCACCGACACCACGGCAGCCTGGTACCCGCGATCATGGGTGTCTGCACGGTCTGGATTGTATGCCATGCCTCCATGGATTGTGGGGGCCCAAAGCAGGCACAGCAGCAGTACTGGCCAAAGGTATCTCATGGGAGTCCTCCCTCAGCGTTTGTGGGCCTTTTTAAGGGCTTTTTTCATCTGTCTGGTGGTTTTGGCCCTCTTGACCGTCTTTGGGGCCTGAGGTGGCTTTTTGCCGCCCTGTGGGGCCGTCTTTGAGCGTGCGTGGCGTCTGGAGACCTCGGCACCGTCGATGGCTGACGCCATCCTGGTCTCAAGGCCCTCGGCCCATTTGAACATGGCAGCTGTAAAAAAAACCTCCTCACCCTCAAGCTCGCACTTTGAGCGTGCAAGGTACCTGTGCAAAACCTGCAGGTGCTGGTCATCGTGCTCCTGGACCTCTATGTACTTTGGCATTTTTGCCTCCTTGGCAGTAGTGGGGGCCACATGGCCCCATGGTTTAAAGGTTTAGCCAACCTGTGTAATCTGGACGTTGGCTGTCTCACCAGATGCACAGATTGCGTACACGTCAACAAACTCACCCAGTGGCAGCTGCTCTGTGGCTCCACCAGGCAGCTCAAAGCCCTTGGTGGCACCCGTTGCAGTCACACCTGACCCACCGATAAATGCAGGGTCAGAGCTCTGGTTTTGGAGTATGACCCACAGCCTGCCTGACTGCTTTGTGCCGTCAAGCTGGTCCGGGCCTGTCTCGTCCACTGCAACCACTGCACCACTGATGCCCACGTTGGGCGCGTTGTTGACCATCTGCCGTCTGTAGATGTCACTGATGCCGTCTGCACGGTCATTGGCAGCACTCAGCTCTGTGAGGGCAGCGTTTGTAGCCCTCCAGCCAATCTTTATCGGGTTGCCGGAGTCTGCAGTATCGTCAGCCACATCACCAACAATCGGGAATTCAGCCGAGCTGTTTACATCGTCGATGTAGACATGCTTGGCTCCAGCCGTTGCATGAATGCGGTCCCAGTGGTCGGTGTCCCAGCCCATGTCAAAACCGTTGACGTCCATTGCCTGCAGGTTTGCAGGGTCCACGGAGTCGCTTGACGGGGCTGCACCGGTCCACCTGAGTGTCTGGTGGGTGTCACCGGGTGTGGCGTTGCGGACATGGCCTATGAGGCCCACGTTGTCCGGGTCTGCGTTGGTTGAGACGTTGTAGACACCGTCAAGGTCGCAGTTGAGGTCATTGAGTACGTTTACATCAAGGCCCTCGTCACCGTCCACGTCTGTGGATGTGATCCGGTTGTCGCCGAAAATGTAGGCGGCGACCTCGTCACCCTTTGACGGAGTTGTTGAGTTGAATACCAGTCTTCCCTTGCCAATCATGTCAATCCTCCCATTGGTTTGCGTCAAAACAAGTACCAGTGGGAGTGCTCGGCAGATATGGCCAAGCACTTTAGAAATGACTGTGGGGCAAAGGGTCATGACCAGCTCCAAACCTTTGCGATGTCTGAGTTTTTGTCGGATGTAAATCTCAGTGTGTATGTCTTGGTTGGGTCCAGTCCCTTCTCACCGTACCCAGCCCCAGGAGGTATGTCCGTGCCCTCGGACGTGTCAGCCGTGTTGGCTGTCAGCACACAAAAGCCCTTGTCAAAGGCAATGTAAAACCTCTTGGTGCCTGCAGGCAGCGTGTAGGTGTACTCATTGCCTGCAGTGGCCATGGGCTCATGGTGGTGGTTGGGGGTGCCCACGGCAGCCTCTGAGGTCTCCACCGTACCAGTGACCTCAAGGGGCCCACCCGTTGGGCAGTTGGCCACGTACTGCAGAGGGAGGTCCTTTATTTCACCCATTTTTTTTACCTACTGCAAAGGCAGTCAGGGTCCCTGCCGTGTTTGAGCCAGCATAGTACTTTAGCAGGATGTACCTAAAGCCAATGACACCAAGGTTGTCCAGGTGGGTCTTCTCGTCCCCTGCACCACCCGTCTCCACCAGTGTGTGCTCTCCACAGTGGATTTTTGCAAACTTGTCCACCTCACGGACGTTGGACCCGTAGGCCACAAGCCTGCCGTCCAGCTTGTCATTGCCGGACCAGAAGGCCTGCCATGAGCCCACGGTCATCTCTTTGAAGTCAATCATCTCACTGACTGCATCCTGAGACATGTCCAGGTCTGTAAAGAGGTACCCACGGGCTGCATTGCGTGCTGTTTTACACTGCTCGTTTTGGCTCACGTCAGGCTCCTAATACTTGACCAACTGTGTGATGGTAAACCTGCATTTCCAGGTGGTACAGGTAAAGCTGCTGTCAGTCTGCGCCCTCACGACATCCCCGCTTTCAAGCGGCATGGTTACACTGCAAACCGTGTGGTATGTACCGGCTACATCGGCAAGGCAGACTGTTTCCCCTTCAAGCGTATCATTGCCATCCCAGTTTGCCTGGATAAATCCTGTCACCATCTCCTTGAAATCACCAACGTCAGACCACAAATCAGAGGCCATGTTGTTTGTTACAGGCTCAACAAGTATTGGCCTGTGGGTATTTCTCAGAGTGTGTATTTTTAATGACAATTTTTCACCTCACAATGCAGACGTTGGCGTACACTGGTTGCATTCTAACAATACTCCTTACCATTTCAATCAGAGACAGTATAACTTATCGTTAAGCCACCACCGGACGTCTGATTGGATAAATTGCCAGCGTGATCATAATGCGTGATAGCAATAGTCCCGTCTGTGTAAACCGTTGCCCTGGTTTGTATAGCGGTGCTTAAAGCATACGAATTATAAGCATCAACATCCGGTCGTCCCCAGTCAGGAATTAAACCAGCCGAGCTTTCGACAAAGGAATCAGCCGCATGGGTCAAGGATGAAATAGACGAGATTGTAACCATCCTTTCGACCTTGACAATTCTAATACTCCCTCCGGTAAACTCATTGTCCAGTGCAATTTCAGAAACTTTATCACCATAGACATACGCTTGCGGAAGGTTCTGGGTTACGGGATAGATAGACCAATAGATAGGGTTAACAGGAGCAGATCCTACGCCCTGACGTATTTGAACAGCTCCATTATCAGCCTTTCCTCTAATTCTTATTGTCTTTTGATTAAAATTAGATACCTCATACAACCCGCAAAGAGTAACGGAGTCTCTTCTATTTGTATTATCTGATTCTTGTCTGTGTCCTGATTCGGCAATTACAGTGGGGGTAAGATCGCTCAATTCATAAGCTTGCGAAGCGTCGGCAGTTCCGCCTGATCCAACCAAAACTGCGCACACATTATAGACACCAGTTCTTCTGGGAGTCCATACAATCCCAGGTAATTCACTTCCGTATCCAGTAACAGTCCCGAAATTATAATTTATTGTTTCAACCAGGTTACACGTCGCATCTGCGGTAAAATCACCATATGCAGTATTAGTTCGGCTCCATATACAAGTATCGTCATGATATCCAGACCACGCAAGAGCAGACGTATCAACGCTTACAGCCTTCTGGGAGTCAAGGGGATAACGGTAGACTGAAACAAGCATCTCATCCCATCTTACGTATACATATGCCGTCGAAGCGCCGTCTGCACGGTTTGCAAGAAGTGTAAAGGTGGTGGTGCCCTTTCCCGAAGTGTATTGAAATTCCGTTTCAATAATGTTTATTTGCGGCCTCTGCTGGTTTGCAAGGGTTGTGATTCTGGTAACATCCTTTCTTGTGGTTCCGTCCGTTATGCCCCAGTCTACGCTTGAGGTGCCTGCACCTTCATGTGTAAACTGGGCGCGAAATGTAACCCGATAATTTCCAGGTTCAAGATTAGAAACCCTTATTCTTGGAATTTGCCCATCATTTGAAGCGTCTGCTATTGCTTTCCCGACAAATACCCTTGGGTTATCATCACAATCAGCATCGGCTGAAAAATCATTCCAGTTGTTTGCCGCCTTGCTCCACTGACAATCTGTTGTAGCCACCCATTTTTTGCTGCCGTAAAGCTCGGTTTCCGAAAGCTCAAAACTGTTCAGATCAGAACCGGCCCACATGTTGTCCACAATTATATCAGCAGCCGAGCTGTTCAAACTCTCTAAACGAAGCTGCAGATTACCTGATGTTGGGCATGTAAATGCAACACGTGCCTTGAGGCTCTCACCACTTGAAGTGGGCACAAGCTCAAGGACCTCATGCAAAGCATTGGACCCATCATAGGCGTATGCAGACATGTGACCTGCTGTGGCACCGTCCCAGCTGTAGTAAAAGGATATTTCGCAATCCTTGCCGTACAGTCCCTTGGGTATTGCAACAGCATCACTTGTCAGGTACTCACTGGCCGCACTTGGATTCCACTTGAGACTCTGGTCTCCAAACAATTCGGATGTAGTCTCAACAGACTTGACTGAGGAGCCTGATGCAGTCCAGTTATTGGTGTTTCGAGGCACTTCAAAGTCAGGGTTTTCAATAACGTTTACCTTGTTGCCCGCTCCACCAACACCACCCTCACCAAGGGTGGCAATATTTGAATCAGTATCTATTGTCTTTATCTGTTTTGTGTCTACGAAGATTTTAAGATCATTTGCTCCACTGGGAGCACTGGGAGCACCTGACTGGTGATACATCTCAATGGCACCATCACCAGCAGTACCGGATATCACCGCCCTGTTGGCGTCAAGCTCCCTGCCCACACTCACATCACCTTTAAAATCCTTGCCGCTTGCTGTCATACAGACCATAAGGGCAATCACTGTTATAAATAGATATCTCATTGCAAAACTCCTTTAAAAAAGTTGGTCTACATCAATACAAGCTTTCCCTCAAACCTGAGGTCAGGGCTTTCCGTTACACGTATGGATACGTCACCAGACGAGTTTACAAGTACCCTGTCGGGCTCCACCTTTATATAGTCCGTGCTGACCTTCTCGTACACCTGCACAATGGGACTAACCCCCTTGTGGTGGTCACTATCAGGACGTGTAATGGTGTAGTAACCACCAGCAGCACTTCCCCAGTCTGTGGTGGCGTTAAACGTCTTGACATCCCTTTCGTCACCCTGCTCAAGCACACACGCTATATCCTCCTGACCACCAGTGTTGTTGGTTACTCTGAGACTTGTCAGCGTTGAGCCAGGTGTGGCTGCAATCGTAAAGTCATCCAGTGAGGGGGTGGTTTGGGCTGTCAACCTTGTCAGCTCTCCAGTGCCCGTATTGAGACTGTAGAGCTTGATTCGTATGTCAGACAAAGCCACGTTGTAGTTGTGGACAAAATCCACACTAGCAGCATTGTCAAGGTCCTCCTCCTCAAAGTACCTGCCACCCATCATGTCTGCCAGTTTGGTCCATGCAGACCTGACTGCTGCATGAAGGTCAACTCCTCCCGGCTCTCCCAAGTCTGGATGTGCAAGTGGTAATCTACCCACATTGGTTGTTGCTGTCATCGTCCTGCTCCTCTCGTATGCTCCTCAAGTTTGTGTAAAGTCTCATACTTGTCCAGTGGCCTGGTCTGTATCTGACCATCCACAAAAACAGTGATTTTTGAATCTCTGGTAATTATTGACATGCCGATGACATCACCAGCACCTGTGTATGAGGCAATCTTTGACCTGCCCAAAAATGAGGGTGCAGTCAGTGCCACCCTCCACTCAAAGCTTGCAAAGTTGTGCCCATCGACAACCACAAGTGGCTTTATGGTCCACTGCCCAAACCTTTCACCCTCAATGACAGCCTTGGCCAAATGGTCCTTGTCCACAAAGGCAGCCATCTGCTTTGGGTCCTGACTGGCAGCATTCCAACCACCGTATCTGGTTTTTTTGCCATCACTGTATTCAAGCCTCCACCTTAGCCTGTAAAAGGGCTGGGTGCCCTTGCGTTTGGGCAGCTCTTTGGCCAAAAAATCGTCAGTGTATGGGCACATTGCAATACTCCCACCTGGTACCTTTTACTGTCAGACGTTTGCCCTGACAGCACTCTGTTATTTTACCACCCTGGGATCCAATGGACTCACCAGCTTTTTTGGCACTGTCAAAGACCTCACCAGTACTGATGCACCTGACAGGTCTTTTTGCAGCTGCTGCACTCTGTCTGGCTCTGGTCTCAGCTGATGCTTTACGTCCCCGCCTGGTCTCAGCCTGTTTGCGTCTGGCCTCCTTGGTCTGGCCAGCTCTGGTGAGTTTTGCCATGAGCTCTGGGTCTCTCTTTTTACCCAGCCAGGGTCTGGCAATGCTTTTGGCAGGATTGGCCTGCTTGGTGGCCTTGATTTTATCGCGTGTACTTTGTGGTCTGGGTTTGCCCCATGTCCAGTGTCTCTCCTTGGCTCTCATCTGACTCAGGATTTTTGATGCTCTTTTGTCCCAGCCCTTGCTGCTCATGCCACCTGCTGAGACATTGGCAAGGTCATTGCCTTGGGCCAAAAATGACCTCACCAGCTCAATCTCCTTTTTAAAAGCATCATGCTCAGTGAGGTCTTTTGCAAAAAACCTGACAGTTGGTTTTGTTTTGCCAAAGATCGAAGCCCAGCGTTTACTACGCTGTGCATGTACGTATGCCCGTCTACGTCTGCCCTTGCCTACGTACCTGCATGTCCCAGTACTGTCATAGTGTCCGTACACGTAATAGTCCTTGTAATTGGTCATGGTATCCTTCTTTTGGAGGATGACACTAGACCATGATTTTTAGCACGTCAAGACTCTGCATAAAGCTGCCAAAACATGCTGATATGCCACCAATTACCAGAGCAGTGAACGAATATGCCCATACCCAATCCCACTGAATGATGCCACCGTCTGGTGCCGAGTCCTCAAGGTAGAACCTTACGCCCACCCATGCAGTGTCTCCCAAAACGGTGTCACCAGATTTGCCAATCTGTCCAGTCACTGGAGTGGTTGCATCCACCGGAGTGCCTGCATTGTTCCAGATCATGGCATCCACATGGAGGTCAAAACCAGAGGCAAGGCTGATACCATCAGTGCCGTTGTTGCCGTAAATATTTACTTGAGCACGTGATGGCAAAAAAGCGCTTGCACCAAGGCTGGCTATGTTTTGTCCAGCATGCTCAATTCTGTACCCACTGGCCAGACCGTCACTGTTGTTTGCTGTAGCCTCATTGTCTGCCTGACCCTTTGCAATCATGGTGGCTATGTCTGCAGCACTTGATGCCGCACCTCCATAGGCCTGAGAGTACTCATCGATGAAGGTCTTGGTATCAGTTATTGGATCCACTGTGGCGTTTGTTGATACATAGACATCCTGGTGACCCGTGTTCGAGGGCTTGGATATGATGGGTGTGTACTCGGAATTTACCACTTGGCCCAAGTCCAAACCGGTACCACCACCAGCCAAAGCATCAGCAACCTGGCTGGGTGGATTCAATACTTTTGAGATTGTCAAGTTAACTGCCATTGTCATGTCTCCTGTGTAATGGTTGCTGTAGACCCACCAGTGATGCCACTGTATCCCGGACTCCAGCCGCCAAAGGGCACCATCTGGAAACTCCAGAACCTGACGGGTATTGCAAGTCCCTGTGGGTCATATCCTAAAGTACGTATCATTGCAGGGGTCTTGTCAAGCTGGACAGACCCAATATTTACATTGACGCTCACAAAGTCCCCTACATCCAAAAGAAGGGCCCTTGGTGTGAGTGTCACGTCAATCCTCTCGGAGTAGGCACTGGCAAGCTTTAAAATCTCCTTTAGGTTGCGTGTCACATCCCCAATTTCATAGAGGTTTGGAAAAACAACCAGCTTTGATATCTCCCTGCCAGCCTGTGTGATTGCAGCGTTGTTTCGATAAAATGGCGTAGACAGCCTGGCCTCGCCCTTGGAAGGGTCAAAATCAAAGTCTCCCTTGGCCCTGTTAAAGTTGTTTAGGTCATCAGTCATGGGTTTGAACGTCCCACGTACAGCATCCCAGTTTCGCACCTCATAGGATGGGCTGGCCTCAAAGTCATCCAGATGCAGGGAGTTTATCTTTAGCTTTTGGTCCCTTGATATAAAGGCCTCAAGCCTGACCTGCTCAAGCATGGACAGGGCATAGGCCAAAACCTCCTGAGACTCCTGTATCCATACCCTGCTCAAAACCCCTGCAATATCAGATTCTGTTGGTGTGGACTTGTCCCTGTAGGTTGCCCAATTGGCATCAAAGTCTCCAGATGCCAATCCTCCAAACCTGATGAGGATATCTCTGGCTTGCCAGACAATATTGTCATCGTATCCGCTGAGGTCCACGCCTACGCATTTGAGATAAAACTCATCACCTGCTCCATATTGCCAGGGACTGCCGTCAATCATGAGGTTTCCCTGCTGGATATCTATGACCTGGTTGTTTGTACCGCCCACAATGCTGATGTCCGAGGATGCAAAGGTATAATAGTCCTCCCCCCTTCTGAGGGTCACACTGGAGGTATCCACACTCTTTAGGGGGACCGAGCTGATGACACACCTGACATCCGTGGTGCCGGCAAGGACTCCAGCATTGGTGCCGTTTACCGGGAAGGCAGGTACTGCAGGTGCCTCAGGTCTCAAATATGCTGTCCAGTCTCCATATATGACCGGAACACCAAGTCCCACAAAAGAGTCCTCAATATCAGGCCAATCATCATCAATAAGGACTTGGTTGGGCAGAATGTTGGTGTTTATATCATCAAAATCATTTCGACAGGTCAGTATGAAGGTGGAGGTATTACGCTCAAACCCACCCACATCTGTCACCTTGCCCCTAAAAATCTCTGTATATGAGCTGGCAAGCTCTGCCAGCCCCACCTTGACCACCACGTTCCTGCCGATAAAACCGTCATAGTCAGCCCCACCAGGCAGCCATCTTGAATATTCACCATCTACGTTGGACACCTCAAGCTTCAGCTCACTAAACTGGAGCTCTCCACTCAGCCATTCACCTACTGTTTTTTGTATGATTGGAAAGGTCACACGGGGAGGATAAAACACACCACCCACATACTTGGCCCTGTCACTGGCCAGTATGGTATTTGACGGCACCTCAATCTCTGCAATCATTTCAATGCGATTGGCAAGATTGTCCTGGCACTCGTCCAGCAAAGCCTGATTCAAGGCTGTAGCTGTTTCATAAGGCCGTCTGTCACTTGTCCCCATTACAAACTCTCGTCCCAGTCAAGGCTAAACCCGACACGGTGGTTGTTATCACTGAGCGCCTGGTGATTCTCCACAGGCAGCTCCACAAGCTTGGCAAACACAGCCAGACTGGACGGCTGTGTGGGTCTTGGTATGATCAGACACTTGAGGTCAGTCTTGGCATCGGCAAAATAATCCTGCATCAGTCTCCAGTTGCCGCCATCATAAAGCCACTGGCTGAAATTGAGGCCCAGCACCTTGCGCGTTGCCCTGTCATTGGAGACATTGGTAAAGCCCTCAGTCTCAAGCGTATCCTTGAAATGCTTGTTTCCATATCTGACTGGATTGTCAAAACACTCCCTCAGGCTGACGATACTGGCAGACCCAAAAACAACAGCACCAATTTTTATATGGTTGTCTGGGTTGGTTGGGTCTTCTATGACCAGCTGCCAGTACCTGAATGCATCGGTGGGCAGTGTCGGACTGATGTAATACATGTTTTCCAGTTCTGTGACCAAAACCTCACTAAAGCCTATGGTTGCAAAGTTTGGAACAGTAGATCCCTGAAGGGTTACACGGGCACTGGTAGTTAAATTGTGGTCAAGAATACCAAGGGTGTCCACAAACGCTCCCTGTGGTATTCCCGTGTCACATCTAAGCCTGACAAGGGCAATATCCCCATTATCTGACTGGTACCTCTGCTCAAGGATATCCGTGTTGAGGTTGTTTTGAGAGTAGTCTGCCACAGACACTGAGGGTATTGCTGTCCAGTTGGTCCCACCAAGGGATGATGTACCACGAGAGGCAAAATTACAGAGTATTCTAAGCTGTTGGATATTGTACAAGACCATGGTGGCCTGAGTGCCAAGGTCCACCTTTTTTATCATGTTTGCCTGCATGCCCAGAGGCGTCTCGGTATCCACCCTCATTTTGGCCTGCACACCCAAAGCCTTAAGTACATCCTTGATTTTAAGGTCCACCTGCATGCCCTGCAGCTTGTCATCAGCCTCTGAAACAATCCTCATCTCAGCCTGTACGCCCTGCTTTGCCCTGATACAGCCAGACAAATAGGGGTCTGTGAGGTATGGCTCAGAGTTTAGATATTTGGGACACCACCAGTGTGCAAGGTCTCCAGCTTTTACCTGAATACCCAAAAGCTTTTGGTCACCAATCTGCATTTCTGTTTGGGTGCCGAGTGGTTTGGTCTTTTTGGTAAACATTTCCACCTGCATGCCCAGCTGCTCAAGTATCCTGCCAGCCAGATAGGGCAGATCAGATAGGTAGGGTGTTTCAAGATATCCGATTTCGGTTGTCATGCCCTGCTCCTAACCCCCCTGTCAGAGAGTACAAACTCACCCCTCTGTGATTTTTGTTTCAGCTGCCTTTCAATTTCCGGTACAACCTCGCGTCTGACCTGGTCAACAGTGAGGTTGGTTTTGGCATTGACCACTATGTTTATATTTGTGGGACCACCCGTGGCAGGTACAAAAGGCTCACGTGAAGCATTTATGGCTGCAAGCAATCCAATATTGGCTCTTGCAGACTCTCTGTTGACCACAAATTCACCTGGCGTGAGCATCGCCGGTACAGAGTCCGTGCCCCTGGGTACAAGCGCACCCGCCTGGGCATATATGGGCCCGCCGTTGGCCCTATAGATATTTTCGGCATTACGAACGGCATTATCAATACTGTTTGCCGTGACAATACCACCTGTGGATCCAAATATACCTCCCACATCGGGAGCCCAGCTGAAAAGGTCATTGACAAAGTTTTGTAAATCCTCCACCCATTGGGGTTTTGACAAAAGCGGGGTAACCACATACTCGTCTATCCATTTCCATACGGCAAAAACACCATCAGTCACAGGCCCAACTATATGCTCCGAAACCCAGCCCCAAACAGCATTCAAACCTTCAATCATGGGTGTCACAACGTTTTGCACCACCCAGTCCCATACCGCCCAGAGCCCGTCAACAAGAGGCATGACAATCCGCTCCCATACAAAGGTCCAGACAGCCGTCAAACCCTCTATTATCGGATTTAGAATGTTGTCCCAAACCCACTGCCAGACGGCTCTTAAAGCTTCAAAAACCGGCATCAATATCTTGTCGCGTATCCACTCCCAGGTCCTCACAAGAGCATCCCACAGCCTCTGCAGGATGTTTGCAGACCTGTTTGTGCTTGATCCTATTGCGTTGCGTATCCTGTCTGAGACATCCATACCCCTGGTTGCAGCTGCAATATCTACAACCTCAAACATCTCCGAGGTGCTCCTTGATATGTCATCACCAAGCTTTTTGAGCTGCTCCTCTGTCTCGCTAAAATCCACACCAAGATCAAAGATATCCTCCTGCCCAAGCACGTTTGCCAGGGTATTGACAATCTCCTTTAGACCGTCCAAAAGCCCCATGACGATGGCTTCTCCAATTTCCGGAGCCAGTCTGATCATGGTTTCGACAAATATGACTGCCAGCCTTGGCACCATGGCAACCAATCCAACCTGCAGGGCAATAATGAGACGTGGGACGGCAGATACCAGCCCAAAAACAAGCTTCTCAACAAATTCAGGCAACCTGTCCAACAAGTACTGAAAAGCATCCGGTATTCCTGTGGCGATCAACTCCACCAGGGCATTGGGCAGGTCAATTAGCAGACCCTCCACCAAAGCGAATGCAAGATCACCAATACTGGATATGATGTTGGGTATAAATTCGCTTATAAACCTTCCGATGGAGCCAATCAGATTTTTTACACCATCCACAATGGCAACCGGCAAATCCGTAATTGAATCAATGAGATTTGCAGCTTTGGATAAAAGCTGAGGTATTGCATCAACAAGCTGCTGAGCGGCATCAAGCATCATGTTTGCAGCTCCCAGCACAGCAAGAGGTCCTGTCATTGCCGTGCTTACTGCACCAGCAATAGACGCTGAGCCCTGTCCAAAAACATCCCCAATAAGTTTAAGGTCTTTTTCCTTGAAAAGCTCAAAGTCCTTTAGAGTACCTTCAATCTGAGGTATTGCGGGTCCAGCCTCCTCTGCACCCTTGACAAGTCCCCCACCTGCCTGGATTGCCTTGTCCTCCACCTCATCCAGCCCGTTTATGAGCGTGTCAATAAACTTGCCAGCTTCTCCTGCAAGCCCAAGGTCCACACGTTTGGCGGTATCTGTCAGCTGCTTGTCAGTATCCTCAATCTGCCTGTTTATCTCATCAGCCTCTCCTGCAAGGCTTGACATCGCCTCACGTACACCGTTTAATGCACCCTCACCAACCACCCCAAAGGTATCCATTGCCTCAAGCATGATCTCAATACCCACCAGAACACCTGTTGCAATGGCGTTGAAACCACGCTGTACCCTGAGCCACATGGATTTAAATGCATTGCCTATGGTGTCGGCAAGATCCTCAAGGTGATCCATATTGCTTATAAATATGTCCACGGCAGCAACCGCTGCAGCCACACCAGCGGCAATCAGCAAAAACTTGCCGGCCACAATGGCAGCTGGTGCAGCAACAGCCCAGATGGCAGGAGCAAGGGCCGCCAGGCCTGCAATTATTTTAGGCCCTGTGAGCAGTAAAAACGCCCCTGCAAGCCCCTTTATGGAGACAGCAACAGATTCCCAATTTACCTGCCTGACAGCGTCAGACAGCCGTTTTACCACGTCTATTGTCATTTCCATTGCATCTATGAGTACCTCTATTGCAGGTACTGCAAATTCAAGCAGGACACTGCCAATCCTGGTCATGGCGGACTCAAAGCGTCCCCTCAGCACGCCCAGTCTGAAGTCTGCCGTTTGGGCAATCTTTGCAAAGGCATCCTCTGTAACCTGACCCATATTTTCAGCGCTGGCACCCATGTCCTCCATGATGTCATTAAACTTGTTGCCTATGCTCCCGCTTGTCAGTGCAAGCACGGCATTGACTGCCTCAATCCTGCCAAAAAGCTTGGTGAGGCTCTCAGTAGTCCCGTCAGTCTGGCCAATAATACGCCTCAGGGTTGTGACCATGCCGTCCTGTGATATGGCGTTTTGTATTGAGCTGATATTCAGCCTGTCAAGGACTTCACGCAAGTCTCCAGTCTGCTTGGACAGGCCTACCATGGCACTCCTCACCTGGGTCACTGCCATGGCTGTCTCAACACCTCCAGTGGTAATGGCTGATACACTGGCCACAAGCTCCTCCATGGACACCCCTGTGGCAGCTGCCAGAGGAGCAGCCATACCCAAAGACGCACTGAGTGCGTCCACAGTAGTCTTGCCAGCCCTCATACCGATAAACAGGGCATCAGTGACCCTTGCAGACTGCTCAGCCGATATGCCGTAGGAATTTAACAGAGTGGTCAGACCATCGGTGGCAACGGCAAGATCTGTCACACCACCCACGGCAAGCTTTTGGGCAAAAGTGAGAAGGTCTGTGGACGTGGCAGCATCTACGGCACCAGATGACAGAGCCTGATAATATGCCTTGGCCAGCTCGGTCTGGTCTGTGCCAAACTGCTCTTGCTGCTCAAGTATCTCATCAGTAAAAAAGCCCATGGACTGGCTGCCATCGTCCAGTAATGTAGTGATCTCAGCCACTGACTTTTGGAGGTTTACAGCAGAGCCCACGGTGGCATCAATCGCTTGACTGGCGCGTCTTGATACCGTCCCAAAAATCTGCATTGACTGGTTTATGCCTGTCATGGCAATGGCAAAGGACTGAAAGCCCTTGGTTGCCTGCTGGGCCTTGGCTCTGACTGAATCCAAAAACTTGACGTTTTTGGCGTCAAACTTCATTGGCACCACAAAAGTGTCACCAGTCACCACTGCCATAAAAACCTCATTTCTTGCCAAACATTCTGGCAATCATTTTACCAATTGCCTCCAGTACCCTGGGCGTAAACTCTCCCACCTGCTCCCAGGTCCTGCAGTACATCCTGTGTCTGTACCTCTGGACAAATACCGGAAATACTTCGCAAAAATATTGGTCCTGATGCTCAAGACCGCCTTCGCGTGGAAGGATGCCCGTCTCTGTGGCCACCACACACTGGTTATACAGCTCCAATAACCACCTGTGGCGTGTAGCCTTGCCTGGACAAAAGGTGTACTTGAGGCTGTAGCTGTCCACGGGTTTGGGCTTTTTGTAGTTGTTGTAACCAGGCTCCTCACAGCGTCTGGCCTCCCTTGTCATTTTGGTACATCTTGAGCATCTGTACACTCCACTTGTCTTTGCACTGGCAAACCTCAAATCTACCAGTGCCTGCATCAGTTTTTTGCATTTGCCTTGTGCTCATCCTTTGTGAGCATGGTGTAATGACTGAATATCTCTGGTACAAGTCCAGCTCTCTCCAAAAGCGACATGGTCCTGTTGTCCACATATCCACGCGAATCCTTTTTAAGGACAATTACATTTTCCACATTGGGCGGGTTTTCGATCTCCTTTAACACCATCCTGACAACCGTGTATGCCCATGACCCAAACTGGACAACCGGGTCTTTGGTGTCCTTGTCAATACTCTTGATCATGGAGTTTTTGATGGCTGCGGCTTCCTTGCCGTCCAGTTCGAAATTGCAGACAAAAACTGTTGGGCTCATGTCCTGCTTGTATTTGATAGCATCCTCATTGCGTACCGGATCCTCACGGTATCTCTCCCAATCCTCCTCAGTGGTTCCAGTGGGCTCCTGGTCTGTCTCTTTGGCCCAGTCTATTGCCGTATCCTGTTTGGAGATGACCCTCACACAATTGAGCCGTTTTTGGTTGTTTAAAACAATTGCCATACCTGCCTCCTGTAGGTTTAAAAAAAGGGGGACGGTTGCACATGTATGTGGCCGTCCCCGCATAAGCTGCTGCCATAAAAACAATATGTATGATACGTGGGGACTCCCAGTACCCAACGGGTATTAAAGGAATGCCGCCCGTATCGGGTCTTTTGCATTCGGAGCGCTCTGGTACAAAAAGCCCTCAAGAGTTACAGGAGTTGTCCCCTCCTCAGGGTTGTCAATCCTTGGTACTGTCGGTTTCCAGTTGGGTGCCGTAATGAGCAGATACCTTCCGGTACCGTCTCCAATTTTCAGTTCAATGCTGTATCCGTTAAAATCTCTGGCCTGTACCAGCCACTCAAGCGCCTTGGTGGACAAGTCAAGGGTCACAGACAGATTCCAGTTGGCACGTCCACCAGCTGCAAAGCCCTGGTTTGCATCAGAACCAAAGCAGTTGTTTATGTCCGTGTGGTTGTTGACCAGTCCAAGGGTCAGGTTGGTAACACAATACTCATCACCAAGGGCATCAAACTTGAATGTGCCCTCAAGGTCTGTGTAAATATTGTCTCTTGCAGTCTGCTGGATTGCACCCGGATGCCATGGCACGACATAGCTGTCATCGTCAGCATCAACGGATGTGCTGAGTACAAGCTTGTGTGTGGCATTATCCACACTTGATACAAACAGGCTGCCATCAGCGCCAGCAGTTATTGTCCTGCCATCAGCCTTGACCAGCATGACATATGCATTGGCAGTATAACGCTTGCTCTCATTGTCATTGACTATGACATCAGTGCTGGAGGAGACAATACCATTGACCTGGCTGATGCCTGCAATGCTTGCTTTTTCTCCGTTACCAACAAATTTCATGGTGCCCGGAGCATCACCAGGTACCGTGAGCGTCCAGTCCCTGCCGTACATGCCTGTGTAATACTCACCGTAGATGGTGCCAACACGTACCATGGAATATGTAAAGTTGGGCAATCCCTGCTCATATACGATGGATGTACCGGCATTTACAGTTTCTTTTCCAAACACGGACTCAAGGAGAAGTCTGATTGCCGTGTCAATACTGTCACCGGCAGATCCTGACATGTTGATCATGGTATCAATATCATGATCTGCCACCTTCTTTTGCTTTACAACATCCACATGATACCTGCCTGACCTGTGGGCGTTTGACTCGGCAGGTTGCTCATATCCAGGACCACCTGTAGTGTTGAGCAAAAAGTCCTGATCATTGGTACCTGCCGCCTCTGTGCCTCCGTTGGCCGTACCAAGTTTGAGGTCATCTGCCACGTTATCACTGATGGCGTCCGTTATGACTACAGCACTTGTGGTGCCTGTCTTCTGGCTCTTGACCTCGTAATGGTCATCAGCGTTGTCATAAAACACCCATACACGCCCATCCTGAGAGGCAGCGGCAAGAGCTGCATTTATCTGGGTCTCCAGTTCTGCCTCAATGGCCGAACCAGTTGACAGCCCTGCAAGAGTCAGTGTAACTGCCACTACAGCACCACCGTCCACAGCCACGTTCAGGCTGTCATCAGATCCGGCAGAAATGTCTGTAGATGCTGCAGTGTCTCCAATGGAGGAGCCCTGTGTGCCTATTCTTGGGGCACTAAACGTCCTCTCTATTGCCTCCTTGCGGGCAAAAATAGCGCCGTCAATACCAAGGTTGAAGCCTTGACGGTTGCCACCGTAAATTTGTGCATAGTCTACGCTTGAGCGGTACTGTAGTCCCATTGGTTGTCTCCTTTAAAAATTCCAAAGTTTAGTTTCGTATCTAATACCAAGGACAACCCCATACATCCGGTTGGCCTCAATCATGTTTAAATCTGTCCAAAGATCCTTGAGATTTACATCATAGACTGAGGCATGTATGCCGTTGGGAGGAGGTCCCCTAAACGCCGTGTTTACCTGTGCCGTAGGACTGTTGGCATAAACCGCCTTTAAAACAGCCCTCACGAAATCATCCATTACACTGTCAGGCTGATCGCCATGGATTAACTGCAATTCAAATGACCAGTTGCCCCTCATGCATCCGTGACTCTGCTCGGGCTTGTCCTGGCCGGCAATGCAAAGAATTGCAGGCAGCTCAAAATCGGCAAGGTCCATGCCCATGGGTATCTGGTCAAAATAGACCTTCTCAACAGTCAGATCATACCCGTTTACATTCTGGATTGTCTTCAGCCTGTCAACCAGTCCCTGCTGTATCTGTGTCTTTAATGCGGTCATTTTCTACCCAAAAGCTCCCTCAGCCGTTTTGTATAGGAGGCCTTTTGTATATTCTGTGCCTCAATCGCTGCCGGCATCAAGTATGGTCTTGCTGGCATTTTAACCTTTTTGGCCAAAAAGAATAATACCCAGGAACGTGCTGACCCAATGGAAGCCCCTGCACGCCTTGTCCCCCAATAAACAGCCACTGCATTACCACGGTCTGTGGGCTGTATCGTAAAGTTGTTTGGGTTTTGCCTTTTGGCCGTTATAAACTCTGTGGGAGTCATCCTCTTGAATCTTGCCGGGACGTCCCACTGCTTGAGCCAGAGGTTTTTGGCTCTCTTTGGCTTTATGGTCCCACCCATCTCATGGATACGGCCGTATGGTATGCCTCTGGTGCCGATAAACCCCTCAGGCAGGTCAATACCCCTGCCTGTCTGTTTGGCTCCACCAAAGATGCTGTTTAAAAGTCTGCCTGACAGTCTCCGCTTTGACTCTGTTTTGCCAAAGCTGTCACGGGCGTTTTGCTTGGCCAGCTCCTCAGCCTTTGTAACCATGTCAAGCATGGACAGGCCGTGGGCCTTCAGGAGTACGTTGTTGACTCCCTTGATATAGGCTGCCAGCTCCCTTATGTCCCTATGCTTAGCCAAAGCAGACTCCTGTCTAATTGTAAATATAATCAAACCCGGATGGGTTTATACATTGCGTTGGGCCATGGGCAGACCACCAAACTCAGGCCCAGACTTGTATGGACCCAGTTTGTAAACCACCTCCTTGGGTAGGCCTGTCTTTTTGTCCCAGGCTGCGAGGCTGTTGGTGTATCCCTCTGACTCATCCTTTTTGGCACGTGAGGCAAGCCCAATGGATTTACGCCCTTTTCGTCTAAACTCAGCCTCAACTGCCTGCAGGACTGCAAGGTGTACGTCACCCGGAACACCATCGTATCCATAGGTATAGTCAACACGTACAACAGACCTTCTAAAGGGCTGCTTGTAAAAGGCCAGCTTGATGGCACCGTCCTCCACCTGATACTCATCAGAGTCCACAAGTGACCCACCAGAGCCATCCGGGTCACAGTGCAGGTAAAGGGCCTGTACACTGGCCACCGGCCTCTTGTCTGGAACAATGATATCTGATTTGTTGCCGTCAATGACCTCATTGGTAATGGGCGTCAGCTCAAAGGCAGTTTCACAATAGTTGAGTATGGACTGCTCCACAGACTCCTGTATCACTGTGAGTATGGCATCATGGGTGCTGCTGGTGATACCGAGCCACTCTTTTATCTCATCAAGGGTGACAAGTGACATGTGGATTTACGCCTTCTTTTTGCTGACTTTCTTTTTGCTGACCTTCTTTTTGCCAAACATGGACTTGTCAGACTTTTTGGGCATGTCTTTGGTTTTTGTCTCCACCTTCTGGTGACCTAAAAGCTGGTAATGTCCACCTTTTAACTTGTCCAGCTCAAGATTCTTGACCTCAACAAGCCGGTTGGGATATTGCTTGAGCATCCTTTGGACAATTGACTCAAGGACAATTATACACTGTCCATCCTTGAGCATCACACCACCACACTCGAATATGGTCAGTGAGGAGCCTCTCAGGTTACATGCCTTCAATTCCGTGCATTTTTTCATGTCAGACCCCTTTTAAAGAGCCCCACCTCCCACATGGAGAGGAGGGGCTTTCAAACATTTAGAGTTTAGCTCTTGGCAATATTGCGGGCGTAAATGACACTACGCTCATCAGATGACTGAGGAACACCAGCAAAGCTGTGGCGTGCCTTGGCACTCATCAACATGGTGTCTGAACTAGGCAGACTGGGAGCAGCCCAAATTTTGGTTGCCTGACGGGTCCACCTTTGAAACCTGGATTTTTTGACAATCAACATGCCCATGAGATTTTTCGTAATATTGTCATAAACACCATCGGCGTTGAGGTCTTCCCTCATGTAACTGGACTCAATGCCCTTGACTCCAAATACCGGAGGTATTTGGCCTGTTACATTGGATGCAAGAGCACCAAAAGCAAAAGCAGTGAACAATTCAGGGATAGCTCCTGTGACCAGCTCATGACCAATGTGGCAGGGCATGATCCAAATGAGGTCAGACTTGTCATCACCCATGCACTTGGTACGCTTGAGCATCTCTGCAAAAAGGTCTTTGTCTGCAGTAGAGCCACCGTGGTTGTAAACAATCTCACCACCACCGACAACAGCCTCGTTTGCAATGGCAAGCTTGCGGAAGCCTTTGAATGCCTTGCGGAAATCCTTGGCATTGGTTACATCGGAATCCTGGTGTGGTGCAGTAGTGTCGCCATTTATGATTGAGCGCTCATATGAGCGTCCAACACCACGCTGTACCTCATATCTGATTTTGTCAATGATCGGAGGTGCAGAGTCATCAAGCAGGTCCTGGGTAACAACCGTGTGTACCACGTTGTTTTTGGACTCAACAAGGTATGATGCCTTTGTGTTTGTTTGTGCAGTAAAGGTTGCGTCATCAGCCTCAAGCTCACCAAACATGAGACCAAGAGCGCCTGGTACCCTTACCGTAGAGTTTGCCATCGGGAGCTGGTCAAACTCGTCTGCCAAAAGGAGGGCTATCTCATATTCTTCAAAATAAAAACGTGCCTGGACTGTCGGCAGCCAGCTGTCAAAGTCCGTGACATTAAAAGCCTTGAGCATGGGCTCAAGTGCATTTTTGTACTCAGGTACGTTTTTCATCTGTTCAACCGTTGGACGTGCTGTACTATATTTGATGCCAGCCTGTATTTCACAGTTGTTGAAAACCTTTTTGAAATACAGGAGCCTGAGGCGGACGTCATCAGGCATGAAACCTGTTTGCTTGCGGCTTCCAAAGTTGAGGGGACATGCGATTGTCTTCTCGTCATTGTCCGAAACCCTCTGACCAATAAGCTGGCTCATGTGACGTGCTCCAGCCATTTCCGCCCACTTGAGGTCTTCTTTGTAAATAGGCTTGCCTGTGATAGCAGGTGCCTGCTTGCCGTTTATGACTCCATAAATTCCATCGAGTCCCTGGTTTTGCTCTGTCATGTCAATCACTCCCTAAAGTACGTTAAAAGAATAAAAAAGGGTGGGCACCTGCTCCACCTCTAAACTATTTATCCATTGATCTGGTTGTAAATGTGCTCCACAACCTTGCTGATTTTTTTGAGCTCCTCGCCATGAGCCTTGACCTGGTCTGTAAGCTCTGCCAAAGCCTTGCCGTCGCCAGCATCTGCTCCAGCGTCATCTCCCTCAGGCTCTGTAGCTGCATCACCCTCTGGAGTTGCCTCAGAGTCTCCATCAGACTCCTCAGGCTTGGGATCAGCTGATGCATCCCCCTCACCCTCAGGCTTGGGATCATCATCAGCAGTTTTGGCATCCAGCTTGCCCAATACCGACTCCTGCAGCTCAACAGAGCGCTGCAGCTTGACTGTGTTGTCCTGGGTTACTGTCACCAATTCCTTGACTGATTTTACCAGGTCTTGTGCAGTCTTCTCATCCATGGCGTCCTCATCGTTTGGATTGTTTTGATTGTTATTGTCTTTATTGTTTGCCCCATCAGCATCATTTGTCAAGCCCTGGACATCATTAGTAATACTTGTGTTTAACAAAACCTGCCTTATCTCAAAAGTTGACAGCGGATTGGCCGGTACGGCGACTATGGACAATTCCAAAAGCTCCCAGGCCAGGACAACGGCAGGCTCAACAATCCTGCCCTCATCGTCATAAACAGGAGCCTGTATCTTGGTGGGTATGAAGCCCACTGAGACGGTCTTTAGTATGCCTTGAGCTACAAGGCTTCTGACGTCCCTTTGGAGCTGGGTCAGGGGTGCCTTGGTGGGATCTCCGATGTACGCCACAAAGTGTACACCATCATCCTCGGTCCTGAGCTCCTCCACCTCACCTACGGCAAACCCTGTCATATAGAAATGATCAGCCAAAAGGATTGGATTGAGCATGAAGTTTTGTATGTCTATACCCCTTGGGTCCATTCTCTCATCCACCCTGTCAACAATATTGGCATTGGCAATGCCTTCAATCCTGAGTTTCGACTCCTCGTCAAAGCCTGGCTGTCCCAGCTCCTTGCCAGACTCATCCATTACCTTGGTGATGGTCATGGTGGTCTGACGGTACTCCGGATGCAGCATGTTTGGATTGTACTGGCCTAGTGCGGACTTGCCGCCATCCTGACCAAACTTTTTAAGTCCTCCGTAAACAACATGTCGTCCTGTTTGGGGGTCTATGCCGTCAGAGCCTACACCACGTTCTTTTTTGTATCTCTCAACATCATCTGGCCGTCCGACAATCTCAATTGTTCCCTTCATGCTGTCCTCCATCTCATCAAGCATCTCCATGAGAGTGCCTGCTGCTTTAAAAACATCATCATGATTGTTTTGCGCTGCCCTTGAACGTATGGCTCTTACGGCAGACCTGTATATTTTGGTAGTATCACCATCCTTTTTGGCAAACGGGTATTTCCATGCCTCCTTTGTCTCCTCGTCGGCATCAGAATCCCGTCCCAAAAAATGCTTCAGATATCTGTCCCAGCTTGGGGGATCACCAAGCAGCTCATTGCCATCATCAGCGCTAAAACTCCAGGAATCATCACTATTTACATCGCCACGGTCTATGAGAGTTTTGGCAAAGGTAAATCCCCTGCGGTTTAGCTTGACTGCCATTACATCCTCCGGTTGGTCCTGACTTAAGTTTGTACCCAACAGGAGGGTTTTGTCAATCAGCCTATATGGTCTCCAGGATTGCGCTGGCATTGGACGTGGCAGTGGGTGGTATCACGGATGTAAGCGTACATCTACAATTTATAATCGAAGCTGCTCCACCCATCGGGTCTCTTGGATATTTGAGTTTGCCGCCAGTCTCATTATCTGTATAGATATGATCCGATGGCACTACACCATCACCTTCGGGCCCCTCCTTTTCAAAAAGGGCATGACTATTGCGTGCATCAGGATTGGAGCCTCCAAGGGCAGGGGCGTCGCCGACATGCAGCCATTTCTTGTAGACCTGGCTAAAAACCTCTTTTAGAGTTTCGTGTTGCCACCACAAGCCCTCAGAGACTGCCGTCAGGGTCTCAGTCCTCGCTATTGTGAAGGCCTGGTCTCCATAACGTTCACCATATTCCTCACGTATCTTTGTAGAGGTCTGCTCCGTTGTGAGCCCCTCAGTCTGACCCTCCTCAATAAGCCTCATTATCTGCTCTGTCTGCACCTCATCTGTGCCCACAAACCGCTCAATGCCACGGTTGGCCAGCAATGTACGCCTGTTATCCTGCTCGCGTTGTCTGAGAGCCTCAATGGCCTGCTCATCCTCTGCCGTAAACCTTGAGCGTTTGGTTGGGTACCTGCCGGAAAGGTCTCTGGTTGTAATGAATTGGCTCAGTGACTTGGTTGTGGTGTTGGCAAGGGTAAACCCACGGTCCATTGCATCATTGAGTACAGGTAGCATTGAGGCAGTCCAGTAGTCTGTCCTCTCAGAGCGTGTGGACTCAAGCCTTTTGGCCACATCAGAATTGTCTGTCAGCGCCTCTGCCGCAGTCTCTACAAGCTTTTCACGGTATTTGTCGAATACTGTACCGTATTTACTCATCATGATCTTTTCAACGTTTGCCTGTGCCTCCTGTGCGGTCTGCTTTATCTGCTTGTAGGCAATTGTCTTGTCATCATCGGTAGAGTCTGTATTGTCTTCTCCCTGATCAGTATCAGGATCCTCAGGTCCGAAATCATCTCCATCAGCATCATTAAGTGGTGTTATCTGACTTATAAACAGATTGCCTCTTGGATCGGACGCCTTGAGAGGCTCATAACCAAAGATGTCCTGACGTATCTCATTGATTGTGAGTACATCCTTGCCTGCATCTACATCCTCCTTTTTGGATGCAATCGACCCCTCAACTGGCGTACCAATAAAGTTGGGCCTTATTTCCACCTCTCCATTATAAATGGTCTTTACCAGATATGAGTTGTTCCACCCAGATGCCTCAAGCATTGAAAAAGGCACGATTGTGTTTTGCCAAAAGACCTTCTCCTGAGCCTCAGAGGTGGACCTGTTGACATCCTGCACAATACCCACCTGAGACGGGGGTATCCTGAGCCTTGCAAGCAGTGTTAGCCTGTTTTCTTTTAGTCCCTCAAGGTGCTGCATCTCCTTCATGTTGAGCTGGGCGTTTACCCACTTGGCACCCTTGGGTAAAAAGAGAGTCCTCCACCAGTTGCGTTTGCCAGTGTAGGCGTTTTCATAGGTTTGCATGAGTCTCCTCATACGCTCCTTGGTCATGTCCTCAGCAGTTTCAATGACTCCTGTATTGGTGGCTCCCCTAAGGTAAAAGGCCAGTTCAAACTCATTCTTGTGCCTGTCCAAAAGGATTGGTCTGGAGGCTGCTGTCAGCAAACTCATGCCGTAATATGGATTGTAGGGGTTTGGTAGCTTGTGATGGACCACCCTCTCCCATGGGACAAAGAGAGGCTTGTAATTGCCTGAGCCCGTTTTGCGTATCTCAATACCCTCAACTGGTCCCAGCCTCTCAACAAGTGCGCGCTCCTCCTCTGTGGAAGCCTTGCGAAGTCTCAGCTGGACGGTCTCCACCGGGCACTGGGTCTGAACCTTGTACTGCTCATCAAAAACTCTAAAAAAATTTCCGGCAGCGGTCAGGTCAATACCGCCATTCCACTCAATCAACATCTTGTCCTGCAGTTGGTTGCCTGCATTTATCTGGGCGTTTAACGGGTGGGTATCATCCACCTCGTCGGCTGCCTTGTTGTAAACATCCCACTTGAGACTGGACATGGTCCCGCCTATGAGGTCTGCACCGATTGCAACCCACGGCTCCCTCAGGTACAGGGACTTGAGCCTGCCCACCGTTGATCTTAGATTAAACTCCAGACCAAAATGACCTGTCTCGTCAAGGAGGTTATCCACAGCCCCCTGAAAATCCAAAAGGGAGTATGTCTTTGTGACAAAATCCTTGCCATACTGGGCCTCAAGGTTTTGGAGCATGTCATTGAGCTCATACATGCCCAAAAGCTGCTCAGTGGATGCTGCAAGATCTATAGGCTCATCTGTATTGTCCTGTCCACCCCAAGGCCAAAGTCTCATTGGTCTACTCCTTAATTATTGTCCTGGTCAAAGTCTAGCTCCTCAACTGTCTCATTGTCAAAGAATCCATCCTCATCCTCAGAGCCACCTGCCACACGGGCATACTCGGCCACCGGGTCCTCTGTGACCTCTGTGATGTCCTTTCCCTGCATGGCTGCCTCCAAAAGCTTTTCGGCCTCCTCAGCCTTGGCTGACTGGTATGCCGTGGACAGGGCCAGCATCAGGGCTGTCACACAGTCATCATGCTCGCCTTCGGGAGCGCTGTAGGTATGGTTGCCCGTCTTTGTGACGCTCAGCTCATACGATGCCAGCTCATGCTCCAGCACCTCAATTCTGGGAGCCCTGTGCCAACCATCCTCCAATGCCATGGTGGCCCTTGTCACCATCTCACCCTTAAGCTTGTTGGTAAAGGTGATGGGTGTGATTGCCACATCAAGGTCAAAGTCTGCCAGATACTCCCCAAAGGCCTCGCCCACACCAGTGGCGTCATACCTGAGGATATGGTCCCCATCGAAATACGTTTTTAGATACCTCTCAAGTCTGAATGCCTGCAGCTGATACTTGACATGTCTAAACCGGCAAAAGCCCACACACATGCCGTTGGTGGCCACAGAGTAAAAGACTGTGTAGTCCTGTTTTTTGGCCACATCCACCCCATGTATGATTGATCCCGACCGGAGGGACTCATTGGGATGGATCCAAAAGCGCACATTGCCCTCAGGCACCTGCAAGGACTCATCCCAAACCCCCGAGAGGTCTCCAAAGGTTGACCCGTATGAGGTAAAGATTGCTTTATAGTACTGGTCAAACAGGTGTTTTGGCAGGAGTCTTTTGGCGTTGGCTATGGCCTCGGGTCTGACAAAGGGGCTGCAGTCTGTCTGCAGCTGGGCCCAACAGAAAAAAGGATCACCAGACTTGGCCAGCCTGAAGACGTCATAGTACCAGTTAAACCCACGGGGGGTGCCTGTAATGATGCCAAGACCCATGGTCTGTGTGATGGTGGTAAAAAGGGAGTGCCAGACCTGTCTCACGATTTTACCGGCCTCGTCCAGTACAAACCGGTCAATGGCCTCACCCTCAACGGTGACCTCGGCGTCACGTCCGTGCATAAACTTGATAAAGGAGCCGTTGGCCAGGCGTATCTCAAGCTTGCCGTCCACACATCTGGCCAGACCGTCGATGTTGACCATGGCCTTTATGTATCTGTAGGCTATCTGGCATTTTTGATAGGTTGGTGCAACCCAAGCACAATACAAGCCCTTGTAGGTCAAAGCCTCTGTGGTGAGCCACAGGGAGGCTCCCATGGTCTTGCCGGACTTTGTGCCTGCAGGCCCCACAAGTACCTGGGCCTCTGGATACATCTCAGGCCAGTCTGTAAAGACACGCTGGTGCTCATGGGCTCCAGGCAGCCTGATGCGTACCTTTGAGGGCATGGTGCCTGAGTCCACGTACATGTCAGTCCTCTTTTTTACGTCTCTTTGGTCTGGGTCTTGTCAAGTCGTACCTTTTGGAGACCCGTGAGTCTTTTAAAAGCCTCTCTTGCCTGCTGAGGTACAACTGCATTGCCGAGGGCGTTAATTTGGTCCACTGGGATGGGTAGCTCATTACAGTCTCGTAAAAGACCACCTTTGGCAGTAAACCAGTCTTTTGGTAAACAAATGTTGGTATCTCCAGGCTGTCCCTGTTGCGTCTCTTTTTGAAATTCCAAACCTTCCAGTCCCGGGCCATGGGCGTGGGCAAGGCAAAACCATCTGTCTCTCTTGTGAGGGGCTCCCACCTCAAAAGCGGATACAACACCCCATCGACAATCATACCCTGCATTGGCCAATTGATACCCAACGGTGTGCAGCCCACGTGTCCTGATTGCTGGGACATTTTCAAAGAATATGAATCTGGGTTTGATTTTTTTGGCCAACCTGATGACATCAAAAAATAATCCGCTTCGCTCGCCATCCAAGCCATCACCAACCTTGACAATACTAAGGTCCTGACATGGCCACCCAGCCGTAATGATGTCCACCAGGCCCTCAAGGGGTTTGCCTGTAAAGGTTGTGACATCGTCCCAGATGGGAGCGTGTGGGAGGTCTCCTGTCTGCATCCTCTCCTTGAGCACCTCCTGGCAGTAGGGGTCAAGCTCAACGTATGTGATTGGTCTGACCCATGGGGACAGGGCAACTGCAAGTCCTCCAATGCCGGTAAATAGATCCAGCCCATTTAGCACCTCATCCTCCTCAGTGCTCCTGATGGTCCTGCTGCTCCCTGTTGGATATGTCCACCACCCTGTCAGGCTTGTCTGATGCCCTCAGGACGCCCACCTTGATATCATGGGGGACAAACCAGCAGGTCACGTCCTTTATGCCCCTGCTTGCCAGTATCTGGTCCAGCATCTCCCTGAGCCTTGCAAAGCGTTTAAACTTGAGCTTGTACTCCGGCTGTACAATGAGGATGTCGCCCGGCTGTACGTCCAGCACCCCAAGGGTCTTTAGTGTGACCATCTCCTCCTGGTCCTCTGTCTGCACCTCATCAGTACGGTCTGCACCTTGTGTAGTCTCCAATGTTTGCCTCCTCTATGATTTTAGACGCCTTTATGGCAGCCCTCTTGTACCTGAGCCCTGCAAGGCCCACGATGACGTCTGCAAGCAGGGTGACTAGTATGGCCCATTTAAAAATGGGGCCCATATCCACCTATATGCCAAAAAGCACTCCATGCCTGACCGTAATTGTACTCAGGGTCATGGTCCCAGCATATCTCATTGGCTGTGATGTACTCCATTACCCGCCTCCAGTTGTCTTGCAAAAACAGCAACAGCCTCACCAAACTTCACAAATGGCTGGGTCAGGTTGTGCATCAAAAGAGCCCACCTGTGCCATAAAAGAGCGCCCCTGTCATAGTCCATACATATCTCGTCCACGGTCACATATTCCATTGGGCTCTCCTATGATATCTGTCTTGGCTTGACTGTCTTGAATTTCCCACTCGAAGAAATTTGCACCTCGAAAGTGGGCACGCCATCGTCCTCAGGCTTGTCAGTGGGCACCTCATCCTTGACCGGTGGCTCCACCCCAATATTCTCGGTACTCATGCCCAGTGCCAGCCTCTGTATCCTCTGGATGCTCTCAAGGGCCTTGGCCAGCATCCTTATCTGGGTTGGGCTCAGTTTGGACCCAAGCCTCTGCTCTCCGCTCTCACTGTCCACAATCATGTAACTTGAGTTGTTGAGGATGAGGGCCACATGATCCCTCAGGACGTTGGCCGTGTCATAGTCCTTTTTGGCCTGGGCCCTCCTCCACTGCTGCACCATCTGCCACAGGTCAGCCTTTTGGTCTGACGGTTTGGGCCTGTCCACCATCGTCTGGCCTGACATGTTTGCATGGGCCTGCCTGACCTGTGCCGTCCACTGCTGGGTCTGCTTTTTGACATGCTGGGCTGTTGGATCCAGCCCCCTCTCCCTCAAAAACACAGCCCTCGGCTGGTCTGACTTCAGCCATTCTGCAAAGAGCACGTCGAAATTTATGCCCGGTCTGCCACCCGAGTACCTCTTGTACTTGTCCGCCAAGGTACCGTTAATCCTGGGTTTTCTTTTTGCCTTGCGTTTGGTTGCCATAATACCCTGATTGTACTACATTTTTAGGCAATCTGCCCTTTGTGTTATACAATACCCATTTTTTGCAAATACAACCATGTGTAATTAAAGCCTTAATTTAGCCTCAGCCTGAGCATAGTCTATGCTGGATTTTTGCACCCCAAAGAATTCCCTGAGTCTTGTCATCTCGGAGCCTGACTGGCACCTAACGAAAAACGTATACGATGGGCTCTTAAGGTATGGCTCTGTCTCCTCTGTGGTGTGGGTGTCAAGGTGTATATGGGTCTGCAGGGTGTCATGGTCGTACCCAAGCAGCTCAAGGTTTACATCCAGTTTTTGCAACTCTACAAGCTCCTGGGAGAGGACCTTTGGATCCGTCTCGGCGTTTCGGGCTATCTGGTTGTCTGCAAGGATGTAGGCCCTCAGCTGCCCGGCCGTGAGGTTGTCAAGGGTCATGCAGGGGACCTCCTCCAGACCTATCTCATGGGCTGCCAGTACCCTGCCGTGTCCGGCAATGATTGTCCCTTCGGTGTCTATCAGTACCGGGTTGGTAAAGCCAAACTCCTGTATTGAGTTGACAATCTGTCTTATCTGCCACTGGGGGTGTACGTTGGCGTTGTGGGCGTATGGCATCAGCTCATGGACTGATACGGGTTTTACCCTTGCCTTTTTGATGTTTTGGGCGATTGTCCTTGGGTCCATTGTGTCCTCACTTCAGCAAGCTGGTTTTTGGGTTGATCCTGCTCTTGAGCCTCTCGACGTCCAGATGCAGCCTGAGTATGTCCGTGATTTTGTCCGCACAGTTGCACGCAGCGTTTACGGTCTCCGGCGTGCAGTCCTTGCTTGTAACCTTCTGCATCAGCCCCTCAAGGGTTGTGACCACCCTTCTGGTGTCAAACTGTCCGGCTCTTGCCGGGGTGTTGTTGCCTGCCATTTCAAACCTCCAGTATTCTTTCTATTTTTTCGAGTGTGGCATCCATTGACCTGGTGCCGTGTATCCATTTTTGAAACCTTGACAATGCCCCAAGGGCCAGTACCAGATGATCAGGTACGTTGGATTGTCTGGCCCACGGATAAAGACAGACCCATGGGACGATCCTGTAACAAAAGTCGCCGTTGCGCATGCCACCTGTTGGCCCGGCTTTGGTCTTCATGCCCTCCACGGGATATCCCAGCAGTATTTCTGCAAGCCTCTGTGGCAGTCCGTTTACGTACCTGCTCTTGATGTCCAGCCTGCTTGTCATCTCCTTGACCGAGTGCATGGTGCCGCGGTTCAGCTTTTTTGCGATCCATTCCCTTGGCTTCAGGCCGGCGTGCCTGAGAAGAAAAAGCGTCTCGTCCAGAGACCAGCTGTCATTGCGGCGTGTGTCCTTTCTCAAGTGGTCGTATTTGGGGTCTCGGTACGATACTGTCTGAATGGACCTAAGCTCGGACCTTGTCAACCCAAACCTCTCCATTGTCTCCTCAAAGGTGTGCGTCACAAAATATTTCATTGCAGGCATCCTGAGATGCTTGTGCTTGACTATCCTCTGCTTGCGGTAACAGGTGTTTTTCAGACCCAGCCTTGTCGCCTCGCATGCGACCTGGTTTCGGCCCAGACCCATGATTTTGGCAATCTCCGGGTTTGTGTGGTCTCCTGACTCCACAAGGACTGTGAGCAACAGCCTTTCACTGTCGGTCCATTTTTTATGTTTTCTTCTCAAAAAACCACCCAGTCCACGTCAAGGATTGAGAATTCCCTGTCATAATGATATCTGTCCCATGCCTCATCCATGACCATCGCGTCACGTATTTCCTTTTTCATGTCCCTTTTCAATTGTGAGATACGGGTTTCGGTAAATCCAGTGTACTGAGCCACTTCGGCCTGCGTGGCCTCGTTGATGATTTGCTGGAGGATTTCCTCATGGATGCCTTTTCCAAATCGGACACGAGCTGTCCAGTCCGGTAGTTCTGGTTCCAGACCAGCTCGGTCAGGTGCGACAGGTTCATGCTCAATGACTCCACCATCGCCATGTCCGGCACCTGATCCTCCGAGAGCCACTGGGCGATGTCTTGAGCCTGACTTGAGGCGACCGACAGGAGTCCTTGTATTTCCATAGAATTCCCGTAGAAAATCGACAAATAGAAGTCTAAGAGAGAAAGTTCCTCTTATGACATGTCCGATATACGCTTCATGTGCGAAGTCTTCAGCGTCTTGTCCATACCCCTTGTAGATTGCATATCTTTTTGCCTTATCAAGAAATTTTTTGAGATCATCGCCGTCAAGAGCATTCATTACATGCTCCTCACACGCTCCCAGCGTTTTTGGTGTTTTACAAATGACAGTCCGTGCATGTCTGCCAGCCTCATCAGTCCCTTGTCATCTTGAGACCTCTCAAGATAAAGCAGGTAATAGTACATCCACAGCTCAAACTGTATGCCCATGGCTTTGTACAGCCTTTTGACGAGTCTCCTTTTACGTATCCAGCCCCTGATACACCTCATAAGGCTCTGACCCTCCTTAGCCTGTCCCCAAGGTTTATACATCTTTGGGCATGCCACAGGGCTGTCTCACGGACCTTGTCACTCCTGTCCTCCATGGTGATGTACCTGTTGGCCAGTGTGACCCAAAGCTTTTTGTGGGCCCCTTGGAGTGTCTCAAGCCTTTTGACCAGTCTCTTTTTGTGTCTGCACTTGTATCTCACCTCATTGCCTCCACCCTTTTGATGCGCTTGTCCAGATTGTCCACCCTGTCACGATACCTGCAAAAGTCATCCAAAGCCTGCTGGTCCTTAAACCCTGAGTCTGTATACCTTTTATTGCACTCTCTCCAGCGTCTGGCTGACATGTTGAGCTGATACCTCAGTGCTCTCAGTATCCTCTGCTTTTTGTCAAACAACCCCACACACACCTCCAGACAGGTTTTGTTATACATTACCCTTTTTTTAATCTCAGTCAATCAGTTTGGTATGGGTGTGGCGGTTTTGATGTACTTGTCCAGTTGGCCTGGCTGGGCAAAGGCGGGAGGGGCAACCCTCCATTCGGACATGTGGCAGCCCAGTGATTCAAACCACGCCCTCAGGTCCTCCATTACCCTCCTGTCTCCTGTGAGCGTGTAGTTGGGCACCATATAGTAGATACCGTCAGCTGTAGACTCATATATCTGGTTGGTTGTGTCGTAAACGAGATAAAGACGGGTAAGTGCAGCCTCATCCATGTAAATGGGCTTTACTACGTATTTGTGTTTGAAACCTTGCTCAACCATGATGTCATACTGTTTTGTTTAACAATCAATGACTTGATCATGGAGTAGTATAGCAAACTAAAGCCAAGACATGCCAACCAATACCATCCACTGTGTCCATTAAAGAATATTGCCCATCCAAAGATGGTATATAGACATACCTGTCCCAGCATGTTTGCAAGTAGTCCCACGGTCTCCCTCCTAAAGTATTCTGCTGTCGTGCCGAGTAATATCACAGACTCATTTAACTCCTCTTTTATGTCCTGCCTGCATGCCCTTTATTGTGGGCAGGATACGTCCCATCATCCCTTGCCATCAGCCTTCTCAGACAATTTCGACATGTAACCTTTTTGCGTATGTTTGTGGCAGGTTTTGTAACAGGCCTGTAGGGCATGCAGAGTATCTGTGCCGTGCCCATCGGATACTCAAGGTAATGTATTGGTTTGTGTTTTTTTGTTTTATTCACTGCTCCTGCTCCCGCTCCTGCTCCTTAAATATCCCTCATTTGTTATTTTTGCCCTCCACCGTTGTCCCGCACACTGTACATACCCATGTATTGGTATCCTCCTGATAAACGGTGTATTTTTTGGCACATCTGCACGGCATGTCTACGGGAGGGCTTCCCGCTCTTGGCTTGTATCTTTTTCTTGTTGGATCCTCGATGTAACCCTTGAGAGTCCTTCTTAAACTCATCTTGTCTCTAGGAGACAGCCTCTCCCACGTCTTCGCGAAAACCTTTTCAAAACGCATGACTGCCTCATTGTATCCATTGACATATGAGGCTCTTGGATCATGTGAAAGCACTGCAGGTATGATTAATTGAGGTGCCTTTAGTCTGGGCATGTCAGTCCTCCTTGTCCAGTTTGTGGGCGATGTCCTCAAGTGCCCTGATTGCCTCCCTGACCATTCCCCTGCCAGTGATGTAGCCCAGCAGACACCTGCCTATGTCTTCATGTGGTTCATAGCCCTGCTCCTGCCAATACGCCTTCTCGCCCATGTGATGGAGTTTGTGGTGCTCATCTGTTGATAGCGGCAGTGTCCAATAGTCGCTTGGCTTCTGGCCCATGCCGGCACCAGCCCCCATACGTACATGGTGGGCAATACTGCTGCCCCAACCCTTGATGAGACAGTTTCTCTGCCGTATCCACTCAAGGTATTTTTTGCTTCTGTAGGGCTTGGCCATTTTGTAATCAATCTCCAATCAAGTCATGTCAGTTTATATGGTATTGTTTAACAATAGGTCAAGCAGGATGTTTTAAAGGACTGGTTTTATTGTCATTCTTTTCCAGCCTCCTCAGATGTTTCACGTGCAACAGGCCTGCCGTGTATTGACAGGCTCACTGTCACGTCAAGGTTGCACACCTCCAGCTGTCTCTGGGTCCAAAATACAGTTTTAGAGCCTCTGAAGGCTTTTAAACAGCCCTGTCAGCACCCTCCCTGCATTTTACCCAGCCAGTCTGAGTCTGCCTCATACAGCTCCAGCTCATCAACATCATGCCAGAAGTCCTGGTCCACAATCCTGACAATCCTGCCCTCATCCACAAGGCAGGTGTAGTAGTTGGTCACAGCCCATTTAAACATGTTGCCCTTTTTGTAGGATATGCCCATGGCATGGCACCTGTCCTCCACCTCAGTCATGCCCTCTGGCTCAACAGACAACACCGTGATGCTGTCATACCCAAGCAGACCCTCCTCCTTGCTGTCCTTTTTTAGTCTCAGTTTAAATAGCATCTCAGTCCTCCTGTTTGAGTATTGCTTCAAAACCGCACATCAAAGCAAATATCCTTGCAAGCCTCTCGCTCTTTCCGCTGACAAGCTCTTTTTCTGCTATGTCCAAAGCCAGCAGATTGAGACCGTCCACAAGATCACGGACATCATCCTGTGACAGTCTGGGTCTGTATTGCCTGACAGGCTTTTTCAAGTTGTCTACACATGATAAAATCATCATGTACCTCCTTTCAGATGAGGGACAGCCCTACCAAGTTAATACCCTGGTACAACATACCGGGGTATTTTTATGACCATACGACATAATAACCACTGTTTTTGGATACATGATATTTGGCCCAGTCTCTTGCCTCCCTGTAGGTTGCAAAAGGACCCACGGTATCCATCGATACTGGAGTAACTACAATTGCCCAAAATGCAGTGCCCATGACTTAATCCTCCTTTGACGGTTTCGTGTTGAGCTGCAAACAACCGTTGTTGTCTGATATCGAAAAAACCCGGTCAACATCAGGCCCCTCTCCGCAATAGACAATCACTTCGGCATCATCCTCGAATATCTCCATTACCTTTTTTAAAATCCCGACTGTGACAATAGCCATAAAAACTCCTCTGGTGTGGGTTGCCGCAACATCCCCCAATGAATGCAAAGTCGGTACCAGTTTGGACTACCAATGATTGCAACAGATTGAAGGAGACACAGGTGTCCATGGTTTGTACTGTAAAAGATGTGTGTTTTAGCGGGTTTAAAGGTGGGTTATTGATATTTTTGGAGGGCCAAACCCAATTACATCAATGGTTTGATGTTGAAGTTTATGACGGGTGTAAAAACTCTGGACACTATGCGGCCCCCTTTTTAACCGTTTTAAGATAAGAATCCAGCAGACTCCTCACCAGATCAGAAGGTCTCAAACCCAGCGCTCTTGCCGACTCCTCAAGCCTTGACTTTACCGACAGCGGTACCTTTATGCCTATCAGTTTTGTTGGCTCTTGACCCAGTCTTGGCCGTCCTCCCTTTGGGTTTGTCATTTGAAAGATCCCCCTTGCACAGTCTGCTCAAAAAATTGTAGGTCAGCTCATGGACAAGCCTTTGCTGTGTACCCCTGCACTGTCTAAACCTCATGTGGTTGAGTGTCCACCAGAAGTTGAAGTTGGCTGGTGTGGGCCTTGCAATCTCACCCAGTCCGGTATTGACAACCTCAAGGCCATGCTCATCAAGCTTTTTGTACAAAGGCTTGTATTTTTTGTCCTTTAGTCCCCAGCGCTTGAAACTCTCCCTGAGGGCACTGGCCTGCAACTCATGTGTTGGCATCTTTACAGCTGGTTGTCCCATAAACTCCTCCTGTTTGGTACTCCGGACTGGACCCCAACCTCATCCAGCACCTGTCCCTCACATTTATGGGGACCATGCACCTGCTGTCCATCAAGGCCAGCGTCCAACCGTCATTGGATGTGCACTATCCAGGTGTCAGCCTGGCCTCCCTGGGTCCTGACATACCCACCGGAGTATTGTTTAACAATCTACATTTTATCTAAGGCGTGTCAAGTCCAAGACATTGCCGCTGTTGTCCCCGCTGATGATTTTTACATCCCTGACACATTCGGCAAAACATCTGGTCTTTTTGTCGTAAACCATCCAAAGCTTGTTGTTTATCCTGTCCACACCAGACTCACGGGTCTTTTCCATGTGCAGCTGGATAAAGTCCTCGACAGGGTTGAGGTTTAAATAATTGTCGGCATCCTGATATGTCTGGCTGTAACCCTTCTGGTTGCCCGAGTTTACCCGCTGGCTGGAATCCACCTTGTGGGGCTGCCAGACCACTATGACATGGACCATGTAATGAGTGGCAATCCTTATGAGCTCGCCATAGGCTGCAAGTTTGTCGCTGTTGCAGTCTCCTGTAATATGGTCAAGATTGTCCAGTATCAGGAGCCTGGCCCCCTTTGCAATCATTGACTCAAACTCAGACACGCACTCGGATGGTTTGACCCTTTTGCCCTCAAGCCTGGATATCATAAGCCGGGAAACCGTTTCCTTGTACTGCTCAGGCTTGCAGATGCCACGTACCACGTCTTTTATCTTCGGTTTCAGTGCCTTGCGGGTACCCTCCACGCTTATGAGACCCACACCGGTACCTGTCATTGCTGCATAAACTGCAATCTGGTTGCAAAAGCTGGTTTTGCCGGTACCGCTCTTCGCCAAAAGCCCTGTAGTCTCCCCACCCCTGAGCCCTCCATTGAGCATGTGGTTTAGACTGTCAAAAGGCGTCTTGCATACAAGCACCACATTCTCTGGCTCATCCTCCCTGTCCATGTCCATGTCCATGTAATTGCCGGACTGGATACTGCAACCTCCAGTCAGCCGTGTGAGGCCCGTACAGGCATCCTCAACGTCTCCAAGGCAAAGCGAGGGGTTTTGTACCAGCCACTCATTGAGGTCCTTGTAGGGCATTTTGAGCGTCCCTACACGATCCGGTCCCAGCTGGGCAAAAAACCGCTCCACAGCCCTCTGGCCTGCCTCATCCTCATCCATTGCCAGCCACACCTCCCAGTCATCGGGTATGTACCTCAGCATGGAGTCCACGTGTATGGAGCCGGCACCGTTGGGCAGACTAAAGGAATTTTCAAGGCCCAGCTGCCAGCCCACCATGGCATCCCATTGTCCCTCAAAAATAACTGCACGCTTTTTTGGATCTTGCAAATTCAGCAGATGGTTGCCTATCAGCAGACCTGTGGGAGCCCCTTTTTGGTCAAACCAGTCAGTGCAGTTTTTGGAGTCCCGGTCAAGACATACACGTATCCTTGCATTGACAATGCCCCACGTTCGGCCAGTCCAGGCATATATTGGCCATCTCAGAGCCTCCGGTCCCTTGGTGGACACCCTCCAGGCATCAAGGGTACGGTCTTCGATACCCCTGAAACGGCAATACTCCAAAAGGTCCGGGTGATGCCCACAGGTCACAGGTCTCCTCTGTATGCCAAAAAACCTCTCAAAGTCCACAGGCCTGATGGGGTTGGCATCGTCCTTGTACCTGTCGTTTAAAGGCAAGGGTGCACCAAAATCCCTTGTCAGGGTAAAGAAGTTGCCAACAGCCCCACATCCGAAACACCTCCACAAACCCGTCTCCATGTTTATCTGGCTGGAAGGGTTTGAGGCAGAGTCACCCATGCACTTTGGGCACGGTCTGAATCTCAACTCCTTGCCGTAGGCCTTGACCCATTTGGCATGCCTTGACAAAAAAGCTGCAACCTCACCCTCTCTGGGCGATCTGTACTCACGCCTGGACTGCATTGACATCTCCCAGCTCTACATCGTTTGAGCCAATTGTAAACCCAATCTTGTCCTTCTCCGCCTCACCATCCTCAGGGCCCACGTCAATTATATCTCCATAAATTTCATGGAGTTTGGACCCAATGGTTTGCCAGCCCTTTTTGGCAATCTGTATGAAATATGCATCCTTGAGTATGGCGTTGAAGTGCTTGGTAAACTGGGAGGGCTTGCGGTCGATTGTGGCAAACTGCCTGTGTGGCACCGTCAGGTCAAACTGTGGCTTGCCTGTCTTCTCGTCCATTGCAGGCACTCCACACGCAAAGATGTACCAGGCCAGTGACGCTGTCCTGCAACCATACTGCCTGAAGGTTTTGGTCAGCTCCCTGCGCTCCCTCATTGCCTGAGAAGGCATGTTTTTGATGTCTCCTGCCCAGTTGGGCCTTGCCGTACCCCTGCCCATCTCGGACTGTCCGAAAACCCATATCCTGGCACACCCACTGACAAAATCCTTGTCCCGGTCTCTCCAAAGCATCTGGTCCCTCACCTTTTGGGCCTTGTCGGCACTCTCTGCAGCCACAAGGGCGTCAAGGCGGGCATCGTCGTTTATGTACTCCATGCCGTCCTCTCTTGGTGGCTCGGGCTCTCCATACAAACAATCAGTCTCAAAACCCTGTACGTCCTCCTCATACTCCAGACGGGCAAGCCCAATGCCCACCAGATGCTTTGAAACAGTAGTAAAAACAGATGGTTTGGTTCCTGGTTCCATTAGCTGTCCAACAACAGGATTGATTGAAATTAACTGGGTCTTTTTTTTGCGGGTTCCATCATTACGCCATGCGGTCTCAATCCTGACAAGGCCAAACCTGCAAAGCTTTTTTAATCGGCACCTTATACGGTTGCGGGTTGATCTCAGGATTTTGGCCATGGTGTATGATGACAGTCTGGCCTGCAGACCTCCCTCCTTTTGGGCCTCTGATACCACCAGCCACATGATTGACTCGCCTATTGGGTCAAAAGCCGTTGGACTCAAATGACCCTGCCTTGCGGCTTCCCTGTACATCTTTTCCATTAACCTGCCTACTGCTGCCGGTACCTGCCTTTTTGTCATTTTTTTCTACTCCTCTCTTATTGTGTCTACTACGTAGTAGTAGACTATTTATTACGAAGTAATAACTGGTGGAAAAGCACCTAATGTTTGGGTGACCCCGACCACCTGGTCGGTTTTAATAGAATCCTTTAAAATCGATAAAATATTTAGAATCTGTGAGGTGGTAATTTTGTGGTTGTTTTGTGGTTGCTTTTTGGAGTTTGTGTGGGACAATGTGGCCATCTCCTTTTGTTGGGGGATTTGTTTTTTTCTCGCTTTACTCGTGTGGGGTCTCCCAGGGCCCCCACAAAACTCTCCTGCATATTTCCAGTTTGTGAATTAACGTAATCATTATTTAACCCCTGCACACAGGACTCTCAAGCAAAAAAAGAGGCAGAGCCCAAAGGCCCTGCCCCTCAACACAGTGGCGACTATCTCCCTAAAAAGGTATCTCATCAAGGTTGGGCACGTTGCCCACCGCGGGTGCCGTCACAGGAGGCTGCTGGAGCGTGTCCTGTGGCTGGGTTGCCGCGGCCTGAGCCGTCTGTGTGGTGACGTCTGGAGCACCAGGATTGGGTGCATTTATGAAGGTCACAAACTTGCCCGGCTGATACTTGTTGGGCTGTACCACCACGGTGCAGGCCCTGCCCTTGAGCTGACCCATCATGCCCAGTACAGACTGGTCTCCGGTGGACCATGCCTGTGGTTCTGGCAAACCAAGATCAACATAAATGGCTTTTGTGCGGGTTATTGACTTCAGTATTTTTTCCCTCTTGTCCTGATTGACTTCTGCCTGTGCAATGTCGGACTGGTTAAATCCCCATATGGTATATTGTGCCAGTCCTTCAGTGGTCCTTACCGAGACATTCCATATTGGCCTGCCTCCAATTTCCTTTTGCTTGATCTCCTCTACCTTGCCGTCAAAAGACCCACATGGGTGCTGTTTGTAACCGCTGTCTGCCGACGCACCCTTGACCATGTTGTCCAGTATTGCAGTCATGTCCTGTACCATTTTAATCTCCTTTGTTTTTAATTGGTTGTAGGTTTTTATCTTTTGGATCTGATTTTAAATCCAAGCTCCTCGGCCTTTTTTGCATAGGCATCACGTACCGTGGCCCAGTCCAGAGGCAGCTCACCCAGCTGTGCCAAAATGTCTGTCCTGTCCTTGGCTGCAATTGCAGGCTCCTGTTTAAATGTGATGACATGGGCACCGTCAAGCTTTTTGTGGATGTACCCAACACAGTTGACAATTCCGTCCAGATACTGGGCAGCCTTGTTGTTGCTAAACGTGGGCACATGGCAGCTGACCTCCTGCTTGATACCGTTGTCCATTGGTACCTCAATATCCACCATGTTGCAGTGGGTCACAAACCGCACGTTTATGATGTCCATGAGCACCCTCAGCCACTGGGTCCACTCACGGTTGCACTCTGCCCACGTTTTGCCAAAGTCCTTGTCAGACGGGTATGTCACACCCTTGGCCTTGCACACCGAGTCCCTGCACATGACATTGAGGTTGTCCACAATGTCAATGACACAGGCACTGTACGGCAGCTTGCCATCCTTTTTTAGATGCCCAAGCTCAAACACCAGCTTTTTAAATGTGGGCCACTCCCTGACCGGTACCACGGTGGACTTGATAAACTCCTGACCGGGCTCCGTGGCTGCAAAGATGGCCTTGTCATCCCCTCCACAAAACCGGGTCTTGCCTGAGCCCGGTCTGCCAAAAACCATGAGTGTCAGGTCTTCAAACGGTGGTACCGTGTAGGTGTCCTGTCTGGGAGGTATTACGCTGTTTGGTTGCTGCTGGTCACTCATCCTTGTCTCCTCTGTGTATTGGGTTTAGGTACTTGTTTATAAATGATCCAGAATCAAGTGGCTCCTTGCCGTTGGGTATGTACTGGCCACCAAGCTGGTCAGTGCCGTTGGCACACAGCGGAAGCCATTCACACGGTCCCCACTTGCCCATGCACTCACCAGGATTGCAGTCCCAGCCCGTCAGGGTGTGGGTCTTAAACATCTGTCTGATACGCCTGTCAAGCCTGTCCTTTTGTAGACTGTAGGCTGTCAGCTGGGCTGGCCCAAAAGCCACTGGTATCTCACGGTAAAAATCGGCGTTACGCTCACCACAGTACAGATCAAGCACCCTATGGGCATAGTCTGTGCCCGTCTCCTTTTTGGTCCTTTTGGTGGAAGTCTTCAGGGTCTGGCGGTACTTGATGCCTTTGGGCAGGATACCCTCAGAATTCAACAGGACATTGTAGTTTAAAAGCTGCTCATCCAGCCTGAGGGCCATTTCAAGATTGGGATCCAGCCGTGAGGTTGTCTTGTCCTCAATCACCCACTTGCAACCATCAATTTCCTGGATACAGTCAATATAAGCCACCTCAGTGTCCGTACGTATCTCATACTCACAGGCCGCAGTCTGTTTTGGGTCATCCTTGTAAAAAATCCCATATCCTAAAATGTAGGCATTGAGTCTGGACTGCTCATCCTCAATTGCATCAAGTCCCAGGTCAAACTCCTGCAGGTCTTGAATCAATTCCTTGTTGGCCTCATTTATTGCCACAGGCACCTTGTGGCCCTGTCTGATCAGATATAGTGCCTTGTGGTATGCCCTGCCTATCGCCTGAGCCTTTGAGCCACCTGTCTTGGGCTGAATGCCGGCTACATACCTGTAAAAAACTTTGCGTGGACAGGACTTGTAAGCTGCCCTCATGCTTGCACTAATTAAAGGAGTGCCACCTGTTGGGTCTGTCATGCTTGTACCTCCATCTGGGTTGTGTTAAACAATACTCGACACTCATACCCCATACGGGTATGATTGGCAATACACAAGGAGACCCAAAGGATGAGGATTGCAGGCATTGACCCTGGCAAAAAGGGTGTTGTTGTTGCCCTTGACTCTGATGGTGGAGGCATGAGGATACACAAGCTCGGCTTTGACTCGGCTGGCACCCTTGTCTGGGACTGGTTTTACAAGTTTACAAAGGATGCAGACATAAACCTTTTTATTGTGGAGAGACCCAGAGGCAGGGGAGGATTTACAGCAACCAGCACCTTTGCCCTTGGTGAGGTCTGTGGACAGGTCAGGCAGGTGGTTGCCCAGACCCAGATACCATGGAGACACGTGGACCCCAAGGTCTGGCAGGAAGTCATCCACAAGGGCATACCAGCCAACAGGTCCCCAAAGATAAAGTCACAGGCTGCCTATGAGCAGCTTTACCCACATAAACCACTGCCTCTGACACCCAGGTCCAAAAAGACAGATGACAACCTCATTGACGCCCTGCTGATTGCTACATATGGAGTGCTCAAGTATGGAGGAGGCAAACTGCAGAGGTGGGACCTCTGCAAGGAGGATGAGGATGCTTGAGGATATACCGGCATGGAGGATTAGTGTAATTATTTTGGGTCTGTTTTTTATGAGCATTGTCCTGTGGGTACTCTGGTTGAGATGGATGACGCAAAAAAGACCTATTGGGTACCGCGAGTCCAAAATGCTCAAAAAACGGCTCATGTGCTCTGTTTATGATCCTGAGAGGTTATTGGTGGAAGATGACGAGCAAACGATGTAAATAGCCGGAGGCCCACGAGATTGTGGGCACATCCGGCTCCGATTTTGGCAGGTATTTATATTGTACATGATTTTGGAACAAGCGACTAAATGAACACTGGCAAGGGGATTTTATGCAAACATACAAGGTACTGAAATCAGACATGACAAGCCCATTCAAGAGCTTCCAGTTTGAAAAGGGAAGGGAATACACCTGCACGGACTTCTGTGAAGACAAATCCAAAGACTGTGCCGAGGGTTTTTATGCTACGCCTACAATTGAGGGATGCCTGTATACGAATCTGTCTGGCGGAAAGCAGGTTTTTGAATGCAAGGCTAGCGGCAGGTGTGTTGAATTCGACAGGTTTAAGATCCGGTGGGAGAAGCTAAATATTGTCCGAAGGGTTGAAGAACAAGAAATTAGACAAATTGCAAGGTCAGAAAGTGAAAAACGGGGATACAACATCGAAGATGCACTGTACCCGGTCAATCCGCTTTTGATTGACCCCCCTGAAATCACCGACAGGCACAAGCACCTGTTGAGACAGTGGGCTTCGGTCTGGGATTCGGTCGGGGATTCGGTCAGAGCTTCGGTCGGGGATTCGGTC